ATTGTATTTTTTCTTTATTTCTCCCTTGCTGTTTGGGGACATGCAGCTTACACAGGGAAACGCACAAAAGATTGGAAGTTTACTCTCACGCGAAAGTCAAGTGTGAAACTTTTGCGTTAGTGCCAAACTTTCGCGTGAGTGCAGTACAGAAAATGCGCGACGCACGCTAAAAATTACGACGCATTCTAAAAATGTTAAGAATTCAATGCGCACTCACGCGAAAGTTTCGCACTAACGCAAAAGTTTCACACCTGCACTTATCTGTGAGCGAAACTTTTGCGTGAGTGAAAATTAAGCAAAAATCGTAAAAATGCATTCACAAAAAAGCTTATTTTCTTATCGAGAAATATTCCTAAATTTAACGTAAGTTGTTTTTCTGCGCTGGTGTTTGACACACTTAATCGAGTATAAAATGAAAAGTGTGTGTCGATACTGCATAACTTTTGCGAGTATCCTATGAAAAGTGCTGCATAACTTTTGCGCGTATCGCGAGAAAGTGTCTTCCGAAGGACGTATAACTTCCGTGAGTATTTTGTGAAAAGTGTGCAGCATTCTCGGTGTGCGCAGATGAAACAGTTTCACCTTGTGATATGCGATTGTCACACGGCGTTAAACTATCACACCGTGTGACAATCGCATATCAGCCGCTGTGTCTAACTCGCATATTCAATGCGCTTGTCAGACACCGGCTTTCCGTGTCGTGTCTTCACACCACACGACACTCTCCGCACATGTTCACACTGGACGCGCCAGACTGCTGGAGCGCACCACCATGTGCGGTTCCATCGTTGACCTATCACTCAGGCGGGACTCCCAGACATAGAGGCACCACATGGAAGGGGGAGAGGTTGTTTGTTAATCATTGAATTCCGTGAAGAGGGCCTTTACCGTGCGGAGCGCGTTCTGCAACTCCGTATATCCGCGCTCCCCGGCACGCTTGGCCGTGGAGCTCTTATTGTTCCGGCGTGCCCAGTTGAGCAGGGCAAGCAGCTCCCGCTCCGATTGGGTCATGCCGTCTTCCTTCAGGTACTTGGCCGCCGCTGTCGGGGCGGTCAAGAAGTCCGAGAAGTCCGAGTGAGCCAGTGCCCGACGGGCGCGCGCCAGCTCTTCCTTCGCGTGGGCGGTCTTAGGCTCGACCGCCCACGCGAAGGCATCTCCGCCGTTCTGCTTGCGCTCTTGCGCGTCTGTGACGCGAAGGATGGACTTTGACCGGGCAAGCATAGGATTGCCCTTGTCGTCAGCAGCCATGCCGCCAAGCGCACCGAGCGCATACTTGGTGAGCTGTGGCAGGCAGGTAAGATGGCAGGTCTTGAATGCGGCATATGCCGCGTTCAGGTAGGACAAACTTGACCGGTGCGCAGCTTGGCGCGTTGCGGCCAAGGCAATCTTGGCCGCGACCTTTTCGACTTCCGCGCCTGCCTTGGCCAGTTCATCCACGTATCCGGCAAAGACCTTTGCCGTGGGCACGACGGGCAGCTTGACGTTGTCGTTGGTGGTGGGAGTATTGTTATCGCTCATGGTGCGTCTCCTGTACCCTCTCCCCCTTCCGTGTGGTACATCTATGTCTGGCCTGCACTGTGCCGGTACATCCGTACCCCTTGCGTGATTCTCCAGCGGGCACCTTGCCCCTGTCGGTGTGGCACGATGGCAGACACGTTGGGAGCGCTTGTGGGCACCTAGGCGTTGGGAGCGCAAGGCGGATGGGCGGGCAGGCCGCATTGTCAATGAACTGGGCAGGGGAGGCTCTGCCGTTAAGGTGTTGCCTCAACCTGTTAAAGTCATAGTTGCACATACATCGGTGTATGTCAATAACGTTTTTTGTAAACGGGAAATGTCAATGATTACAGATACTTAGGGGATAGTCTGGGCAGGGGAGCGGGCGGGGCGTTCGGCGGGGGGCGGGGCGTTCGGCGGGGGGCGGGAGGGTTTGGACGGCGGTGCCGCTGACCCGTAGAGAAAACATATACTCTGTGCTGCGCTCACAACCTTCTCCACCTTCGTAACCCTCCCACTATGCATCACTATTCCGAATTCCTTCCTCCCCCGTCTCCCCCGTCTCCCCCACCCCTATGTGGACAGACCCCCCTCGAAGTTCTTCTCTCTTGACCGGGAAAATTTTTGTTATCCTCTTGATATATTGCTGCTGTTGTTGTATATACCTCTGAAACAACAGGAGGCATATATGAATAAGGAAGAAGCTGGTATCGAACGGGGGCGGCTGACCGAACACATACGCGCGGACAGCACCCCGGCGCATATCGTCATCGACATCGAGACCCTCGGGGTTGGTCTCAGGCCTGTCATCATCGCCATCGGCGCCGTAGCCCTCGACGAACATTATGAAGTCATCGGCAGGTTCTATCGTACCGTTAGTGGTTACGACCAGCCGGGCCGCACCATGGATTATGGTACGGTGCAGTGGTGGGCCGTGAAGACCAGTCCTGCCGCACGGGAAGCGGTGTTCCATGCCGATGCTTGTACCCTGCGGCGGGCAGTGGTGGATTTTGTGAGCTGGGCCATGCCGGACCCTGACCGGATGTCCGGCGCCGGTGTGCAGTTCTGGGGGAAGGGACCGGAGTTCGATAATGTCATCTGGCACGATGCGCTTGCGTGCTATGATGATTCCGCTTTCTTGTCGAAGGTGTGGACCTACCGGAACAACCAGTCGCTCAGGACCGTGGAGCTGATGGTGAAGTCCCTCGGTCTCACCGTCGAGGTCCCGGTTACGGGTATCGCACACCATGCCCTGTGTGATGCGGAGTGGGAAGCTGAGTATTTGCGGCAGGCCATGCACAAGATTCTGGCCCTTGACACAGGGGCTGCTTCCGAATAGGTTCAACCCACAGCAAGACGTTTCGATAATGATATTTGTACCCCGGGGGCATCTGTAGATGGACGCCCGCCTCCGCCAGATAAAAAGAGCACACCGGATACGGTTCACTGTTGACTATGGCACACCCCTGGGGTACAAACAAATCACCTGAACGCTGTCCCGGGTGAAACAAGGGTGATACGCCCGGGATGGTGCAGGGACCGGATACATTCCTGTGAAGTCAGTCGGCGAACGTGTCGACTGCGGATTGAAACCTGTGGAGCATCAGTCTGTGCGTTCCTGGTGCGCCACACCTCTCTGGACCCTCCCGTCTTCAGACGCGGGAGGGTTTTTTATTGACGTTCGCGACTTATTATGCTTTACTATGCATCACAACAAGGAGGAAGATATGGCTGTCATCATCCCGTGCAGGCTCAGGATATCGGGAGCGAAGGTGCCGTGTCGCATGAGCGGCGGCGCCGTGGGGTTCGACCTTTGGGGGGCGAAGCTCACCCGGCGGAACGGGGTCTATTGTTTCGACACAGGTGTGGAGATGGAGTTGCCCGTGGGGTTCGCCGGTCTGCTCGTGGCCCGCAGCTCCGTGGTGTGTTCCGGTCTGGAGATGATGGGCAGCGGTGTCCAGGTCATCGACCCTGACTACCGGGGCACGGTGAAGGTGTTGTTCCGCAAATCGGACAGCGTGCAGGCCAGGGGTGCCGCGTCGCTCCTGCGCAAGCCCACCGTGGCCTATTATGAGGGCCAGAGGGTGGCGCAGCTCATCATCGTGCCGACCATCATGGCCCCGGCGTTCGCGGTCGCCGACATCAACAAGGGTCTCGGCATCGATGTCGAGTTCGCCGTGGTGGAGGAATTGTCGCACACCTACAGGGAAACGCGGGGCTTCGGGTCCACGGGAGGTGACTGATGCTGACACTGGCTGAATATCGCATCTTGAAGGCCGTGGCCGACCTGCCGAGGGGCAAGGCGTTCGGCTATGTGCTGGGTATCAGCGCGTTGATGCCGTTGAAGACCGGGAAACCTTCCGCGCGGTATCGTCAGGGTATCGCCATGCGGGCCTGCGCCATGGCCAACAAGCTGTGCGGCAAGGGGTTCCTCATGCGTATCGGGCTGCCGAGGCACCGGGGCAACGTGCGGGGATATTATCTTTTGACACCAGATGGAGAAGCAGAGCTTGCGGCGTGGCTCAAGGAGGATGTGTGATATGCGTGTTTGGCTGATGAAAGAATTCGGGTACGAAGAGGCCCTGTTCGGTCTCGGGTTGTCGTATGGGAAGGTGTCCGGGTATGCGACGCCTGAAGAGGCCATGCAGCATGATGGATGGTCCAGGCTGTGTGAGCTGGCGACGGAGCTCGCGTTGTACGGCGCCGGTGGCCATGACAAGTTCCTGCGCCAGATTGGCGTCATCCTCGACATCACGGCGCCGCTGTATTGGTGGAAGCAGATGGATACCTACAAGGTGGGCACCGTGGCGCAGTCCGAGTCCACGATGCATACGCTGCTGAAGAACCCTGTCACGAAGGACTGCTTCGAGTCCGGGAAGGTTCCTGATTTCTATATCAACTTTTTGGAATATTTGCGGCAGGACGAGGACTTCGTCAAGCTCAACGCCTGGCTCCCGCAGAGCTGGTTGCAGCGTCGCATCTGGACGGGGAACTATGCGGTCCTGAAGAACATCATCTTGCAGCGTGAGAACCACAAGCTCCCTGAGTGGAAATTTTTCTTCGACGCGCTTTTACCCACTCTGGGCCATCCTGAACTGCTGCCTGTGCGCCATCCTTTAAGCCAGGCCGACACTACGGCGAAAGCTTCTGCTGAGGATGAAACACTTTCCGGGAAGGGTTAATCCATGTCTCGTGTGTACTGGGTGGTGGCCTTTGCCGTTGCTCTCGTTGTCGTGACCGATGTGTTCGGCATGCTGTATACGCTGTCCACTATGCCGGGGTGGGTCCAGGCCGGGGCCGTTGTTCGCATCATCCTGATGCTGATATGGCTCATGGTCGTAATCTCCGACTTCCTGGAGAACAAGTAATGAATGTACTCGATGTCAAGACACAAGAGTCTTTGTCCCGTGTTTTGCGCAAAGTGAAGACTTCTGACAAGGATTACGAAGTCTTCAAGAAGACCTTCATGCGCGTCGTGGAGATGCTTGGACTCACTCAGTACGAGTACACTTTCACGAAGCTCAAGAACTGCGACGATGATGCCGGTGTTGCGTTTGAAAAGTTCGGTCCCGGGTGCATCGTCCATCTGGCGGATGAAGTATCCTCGTTCATCCATAAGCGCGGGATGAAGTCCCTGGCCGTTCATGAGGCGCTGCATGTGCTTCTTCGTCCTTACGATGTGTGGCTTTTCCCTGAAGACGACGAAATCCTTACCGGTTCCGAGCAGCACACGATTCGTATGCAGACCATTCACGGCACTATCCAGCGTCTCGTGCCTGTCATACTCGCCAGTCTGGAGGACTAAATTACGATGAGTCGGAAATTCGCAGTCAAGGTTATGGCGGGCCCGAAGACGTATATCATCGAGGCCGAAAATTATGAGGAAGCATTCGCCAAGGCTCATGATATGCTGCCTGATGAATGGAAGCGTCTTGATGACGATGACATCGACATGGAAGCGCGTAGTGTCAGTGAAGATGACTTTGTTGATGGAAAATATCAGGAGAGATACTAGCCATGCGAGTGTTCATCAGCCAGCCCATGGAGGGCAAGACGAAGAAAGAAATCGAAGCAGACCGGGACTTTGCTTGCACGCTGTTGGAAAAGACCGGGCATGTGGTCGAGAACAGATACATCGAACTTCCACCTAAAAGTATGGATGGGGCACTGTTGTATCTTGGGGAATCGATTAAAATCCTCTCCTGTTGCGACGTATTGCTCTATATTGGGGAGCGTGACCGGAACACGAAACTGCCCAGGGGATGTGAGGCGGAAATCCATTGCGCCGGTTCCTACGGTATCCCTGTGTTGTATGGTAAAGAGGGGTTGCGTCGTCTCTGTTTTATAGGTTTGCAGGAGAGTATATAATGGAGGTGGAGGAAATATGAAAATCTTCATCATCGTCCCGCTCGATTTCAAATTTTCTACCATATCTACTGTCGGGCAGCAGTTTGAAAAGAAGGTCGGTCTGTTGTCCATTATTTTTGATAGTCTCGGGCATAGTGTGAACAGACTGTTCATCAACGCGGATACGGCAAAACTTTGTGCCAATAATCGTAAAAAGCAGTTGGAGCTTCTGGCAGAGATGCTCAATCGTATAACGGATGCCGATGAGGTTTTTCTCGTGCATCGGTCTGATGTGGATGAAACGCCTGTTTGGTGGCCTCCGGTGCGGGACTTGCTGCGTGGCTACGGTATCGTAGTACATGAGTCGCTCGATACTTTGCTTGGGTACAAGGATACTCGGGCGAAAGTTAATAAGGAGGGAGTCAATGAGTAGCGCAGCAGGTTCCTGGTTCCGGCGTATCCTTGTCCGTATCCCCGGCCTGTATAGGAAGCAACCGTGCGGGAACTTCCATCCGTTCTGGCACCGTCTATGCTTCTGCCGGGAGTATGAATACTGCGGCGACTGGAGAGGCGGCATTCTCGATTTGAAGACGGGTGCAGTGTACGTTCTCCAGGAGGTCAGGCAGGATGCCAGCGGGCAGGAGGATGTACTTGGAATTGGAAAGTGTCCTGACTGTGGCTTCGAAGGGCCTGTAGGAAAATGCCCGGTTTGCGGGGGAATAGCGCTCAGGCATGTATGGGAACTACTACATAACAGGAATTAAGGAGGTTTCGCCTGATGTTGAACGCACAGGAAAAGGAATGGTTGGAGAGGCGGAAAAATCTGTGTAACCGTTGCGCAAAAGCTGCTTGGTGTCGTATCAGGGATAAGCATGGATACAATACTGAACGTTGTCGTTTTTGGGAGATAAAAGTCCCCAACCAAGGATTCCTTGGGCGCTTCGATGAAGATTTTAAGGACGCTGCCGAGTTCGAGGCCCGCGTGGCCGAGACGTTGTTACGGCGTACTTGTTTCAACTGCCCGGATTGCCCTGATGATTGTCCGACTTCCTTCGAACATCCCCGAAGAACCGGTAAAGATTGCCGGTTGAAGCGTGCACGCCTCGCCGTCGAGGCTGCGATGGAAAAGGGGTAAGAAATGAATATATTGGATAGGCTGTGCGAATACGTTTTCGGGAATGAGAAACGGCGTATCAACTTCCTGTGTATGTACGTTGTTCTGTTCCTGGCCTGTTTTGCATGTATGTTATATACGGCTTATCAGGCAGTGTCTTGTTTTCCTGACAAGACATTCTGGATATATGTTATGCTGACGGTCTGGTTTGTGATACCGACTGTTTTGTCCTATGTTGTGCTGCAATTCTTTTCTGTAGCCCTCGCTCGATATAACGAACAACTTTGGCGTGAACACGACCAACTCAAAAAGGAGAACAAATGAGCAGGGGTTCCGGCGACGGCTCCGGCAGCGATTGATTGCTGTGTGCCATAACGCCTCACAGGCGCCAGGCTGTGAACGAAGCCCCCGCGCGTGCGGGGGCTTTTTTATGTTTGAATTCCGTGAGGTTTTCGCATACTCTACGGAAAAATATGCCTGTGTACGCGTTGCTTCGTGGCTGTGCATAAAAACAATAATAAAGGGACCAGTATGCGAAATTTCTTATATGTGGCCAGTGACTACGGAGATATGACACCCCCCCCCGCAGTTGTTTCGATTCGTATTGAACTAGCCAAAAATGCTTGCAACGGCAGTGTTCCCGGCTACCACGTCGATTTAGGTACTGTCACTACGCCTGTCCTTGCTGCCGGGCAAGAATGGCGGCACGATAACTATGATTTTCATGTCAAGACTTATGAGTCGGATTGCAGGCATGGTATGCGCGTGACGTACAAGGGCAAGCAGTATACGGCGTATTATGCTTCTTCCAAGGGTAATGCGCCGTGGCATTATGACCTGGTTACGGATGATGGGACATATATACATCTCTCGGCTTTTATGGACCATGGGTGGATTAAGGGTAGGCCGCTGGTCATTAAACGCGGTAATATATAACTATGAGGTATCTATGCTGCGATACTTTCTTATCATCGTCGTCCTCACGGTCGGTCTAGCTGGCTGCGCGACGACACGGGATGAAATAACGCTCAATACATACAAGGCGCTGGAGACCAGTGCCATCACCTACGACGCGGTGATGTCTGCCGCACGCGACATGCATGTGCGCGGGCAGCTCGGTGATGCGGACTGGAACCGGCTCAAGGACAAGGCTTTGTTGTATTACGATGCGTACCAGACGGCTGTGGAGACGTTCGTGACGCATATGAAGGCGGAGGGAACGGCTGTCTCGGCGGGGGAATCCGAACAGGAATGCCTTGCTGCGGCGGTGGATGTGATGATGGTCGCTTTGCGCGCTCTTGTCGAAACCGCCGTCACGCTCGGTGTTGAAGTGAAGGAGGCACGGAATGAGTGATTCTGTGGACATCAAGATTGTTATGGAAATCCTCGAATGCGTTTCCTTTCACGGTGTGAAGGCGGTGAGGGAAATCATCGAGACATGGAAAAAGCAGACCGTGACGCAAGAGGACGTGGAGCGGCTTCGCCACAGGCTGAAGCGGCCCGACGAATATTGACACCGGCTCGAAGATAGTTGTATTCATGCGGAAGAGCGGGCGGACATGTTTTCTTCGTGGGACATGTTTTGTCCGCTCTTTTTTCTTTGGAGGTCTTGACGTATGAAGAAGGGTCCTATTTTCGGTGCGCCGAATTTCACCTACGAGGAATTTTTGCGTTCTGATACGGCCCGGCGTGAAGGTATCCAGAATATCCCCGACAAGGATTGCGTCTGGTGCAATATGGAGTATCTGGCGCGGGAAGTCTTGCAGCCGGTTCGGGACAAGTTTGGCCCCATCCGGGTGACTTCCGGGTATCGCAGTGCGGCGCTGAACAAGGCCATCCCGGGGTCGTCCGCCACTTCCCATCATTGTTCCGGTGCCGCAGCCGACATCGAACCCATCCGCAAGGATGTCGCGTTGCGCGACATCTTCTCTTTTATTGTCAATGAACTGCCGTTCACGGAACTCATTGCCGAAAATCTGCCTGACGGCTGGGTCCATGTAGCCCTTGTACGCGGTCGTGAAGAGGACCGTGCCGTGAAGTACAAGCGTGTGGGCGGTCTGGTCCACCGGTCGAGTTATGCGGAAGTCATGGCCATGAAATGGTAAATGAATCACGGGCTGATAGTACCCCATGAGTATTCCTCCTGTAGACCCTGATGCCATTACGGTGCGTAACAGTGCTTACATAAACCTGCTTGTCGAGTTGTGGCCGCTCATAGCAGGGGCTTTCATCATCGCGCTGTATCAGGGCTGGTATGGCGTGAAGCGCAGCTATCTTCACCGGGATTTTTTTAGCATATTTTTCAATATCCTGCTTTCCAGTGCTTTTATGGCCGTCGTGGCCGTGAGCGTGACGTTATGTTTGCCCCTTTTCGGTTTTGAACGTTCGCCTGATACTGACCTCGGTGTCACGATTTTTCTCTCCGCCGGGGGCATGAAAATTGTGGATGCCCTGATTCGTTGGAAGTCCGGGTACAAGTTCGTCGATTTGATGGACAGTCTGGATATTAACGAGTTACATCGTACCATGACGCCGGAGCAACGTGAACAGCATAAAAAGCAATGCCCGTTCCAGGAAGATTGTGCCCGATGCAAGGCCACAGATTGCGGGCGTGGTGAAGGAGATACCGATGGCTGATGCTATGAAGCGCCCTATCGTTTTTGACCAGGAGAACAAACAGTTTTCCGAACTCCCCGCCGGGCAGTTCGTCGCCGTCGATGCGCTGCCGGTCGGGGGTGTGTCCGGTTCCGGTGCCCCCAACATCTTGCAGGTGACGGACGACGGTCTGGTCGTTTATGCCCGTGACCTCGTGTCCGCAGCTGACGATAACGCCCTGACCGAGCGTGACGGCAAGTTGTATGTCCAGGACAAGAAGACCATGGCGTCGAGCCTGGTCTCGAAAGATGCGGACAACCAATTACGCACCGGCAGTGATGAGGCCCTGTTCGTGCCTCCTGTGACCGTGGTCTCCGGTGACGGGGACAACCTGGTCATCAAGGGTAGTGACGGCGGGGCCCTGCTCACGGCCAACGACGTGCTGTCCAACGGGCGTCCCAACCTGCTGACCATCGACCCGGTGGACCATAAAATCATCCTGACCAAAGAGGACATCCAGGACAATCTTCCCGTCATCTCCGCCGATGAGGGCAACCTGGTACATCCCGGTTCCGATAAGGGTGTTTACCTGTCCATGAAGGATATTCTGGACGGGGATGATGCCATCCTGTACGAGAACAAGGCCGGGCGTATCTCTTCCGGTCTTTCGCTGGCATACGCTCCCGACACCGGCAAGCTCGACATCCTGGGCCATGACGGCCAGACCGTGATTTCCACGGTGCGCGTCCCCGGGGCCAGTTCTTCGCTCAAGGGCGTGTATCTGGTGGACGGTATGCCCAGCGTGGCTGGTGAAGCCATCGAGGGCGACTACCATTTCTCGCTCATGTTCATGCAGCCTGACGGGACGTGGAGCGACCCTGTGCCGGTCACGGTCAGGGCCCGCAAGGATGAGGCCGTTTCGACCCGTGTCGCATCCGTCGCCGCCATCGGCGCCGTGCGCGTCCGGGGTATTTTCAACGGGCAGATGGTGGAGCAGGCGTTCCTCGACGGCATGGCCCCCTTGCAGTTCGCGGATGGTTCGCGTCTCATCGTGTCGCCGGACGCCACGAATCTCGAGGTGATTTTCTCTCCCGGTGTCGGGCTCGTTCCCGGGACGTATCTGGTCTTCGTCTACGCGCTGGCCAACGGCACCGTGCAGGACGTTTACGTCGATGTGACGGCGCTGGTCGATGTGTACACGCAAGGCTGCGGTATCGACATCAGTACCGGCAGGGTCGTGTCCGTGAAGCTCCACCCCGAGGGGGCCATCAAGTGTGACCCCGTGGGCGGTATCGGCGTCTCTCCCGGCGCCGGTCTGGCGCTCAAGGACAATGACCTCATCATCAACATCGGTCACGGCGGTGCTGATGACCAGCTCGTGGTACGTCCCGACGGGTCGCTCGGTATCGATTGTTCCAAGCTGCTGTCTTCCGACAGTGACAACGTGTTGCGGCTCGGTGGTGACGGCAAGCTCAAAGTCGTGGTCGTGTCCGCCGACAGGGACAACCTGCTGGTGGCCGGTACGGACAAGGGTGCGTACACGCCGCTTGACAGAGGGGACATGCCGATGACACGGTAATGTGTATCGGTGCATATATAATACTCAACTTCGAAAGGAATTAAATCATGGCGCGTAAAACTCCTGATGCTATCCAGCAGTATCGCGGTACGACTGCCCAGCATGCCGCGTACACGGGCAAAATCGGCGAACTCACCGTCGATACCGACAAGAAGGTCGTGGTCGTCCACGACGGTGCTACCGTTGGTGGCGTGCCCATGGCACGCGAAGACCGCAAGATTACGGGCGACGCTCATCTGAAGGTGAATGCCGGTACGGAAGGCACTCTTGGCAGTGACCTGGCGCTCACTGTGGACATGGGTTCCCTGGCTAACGACCTGGTGTCCGCCGATGCCAACAATGGTCTGTCCGTGGGTACTGATGACAAGCTGTATGCCAAGGCCCCTGACGCCAATCTCATCATCCGGGCCGGTGACAAGATTCTGCACGAGGTCGGCGGCAAGGTTGCCGCCGACCTCAGCATGACCTACCAGCAGTATTCCGGCGAACTCAAAATCCTCGGCCATGACGGCGTTACCGAAGTCGCCACCGTGACCGTCCCGTCCAGCACGTCCGTGCTCAAGGGCGTCGAACTGGTGCATGGCAAGCCCGACGCCGCTGGTGCGGCTGTGGCCGGTGACTACCACCTGTCCCTGATGTTCCGTGACCAGGCTGGCAACTGGGCCAAGGCTGTGGGCGTCCCGGTCAAGACGACCAAGGGTACTGCCGGTACTGCCACCTTCAGCACTGAGATGCTCACCGGCGGCACGTCCGTCGCTGCCGTGCGGGCCGTGTTCAACGGCGACAGCAAAACGGTCGAAGGCGGCACCAGCCCTGCCAGTGTGACCTTTGCCGACAATTCCACGGCTTCCGTCACGTTCAATGTGGCCGGTACGACCATCAGCGGCAATGTCTCCTTCACTCCCCAGGTGGGTCTGAAGGCCGGCACTTACCTGCACTTCATCTGGGCGCTGTCCGACAACAGCGTGGTCGATACCTATGTGGATGTCACCGAACTCATCGATGTGTACACTGCCGGTCAGGGTATCACCATCGTCGGCAACACCGTCTCCGCCAAGCTGGGCACGGGTATCAAGTTCGACGAAAGCGGCAACATCGTGGTGGACTTCACCAACACGATTTCTGCTGATACCAACAACGCCCTCCAGGCGGGTGCCGACGGCAAGCTGTCCGTGAAGGTCGTGTCCGCTGATGCCGGTAACGTCATCAAGACCGGTACTGACAAGGGTGCGCTGCTGACGGAAAACGACCTCAAGACCCCGGTCGAGAGTATCGTCAACGGTATGGCTGACAACCCCGAAGGTTCTCTGGGCTGCTCCATGATTTCCACGACTGCGGGCAACCAGATTCAGTGCGACAACGGCAGGCTGATGGTCTACGCCGACTACGGCACCATGGACGCCTAAGCGTTTTCATCGAGGGTCCAGCCCTGGAATCAACCTCGGCTGGACCCTCTTGTTCGAGAGGGCAGTCTCTGACATATCCCCTCCTAATGTATCATATAAAGAGGTAGGTATATACTTATGGCGCGAAACAACTCCAGTCCTGTCCAGCAGTTCCGGGGGACGACTGCCCAGCACGCAACATATACGGGTCTCCCTGGCGAGCTTACCGTCGATACGGACAAGAACGTCGTTGTCGTCCATGACGGTGTGACGGCGGGTGGTCATCCCATGACCAGTGCTGCGGCCACTACCTCGCCTCACGCCACCAAGGATGTGTTCGGTCTGGTTAAAATCGGCGCGAATATCGACTTCATGCCCGATGGAAGTATCGGCGTGCGTGATGCCGATAAGGATATAAAGGGAGTGGTCTATGCCAGCGATATTGCGCATCCCTATGCCGTGCCGGTAGCCGATCAGGATGGGAAACTGAATAAAACCTGGTTGCAAGACTACTTAGAACTTTCCGGCGGAACCATGACCGGCGCGGTGGCCGAATCCTTGGCCACGCCCTTAGCTGAGAGCGGGGGCAGGATTCTTGACCTAACATTTGCTAATAACTTCGCCTATAAGTTAATCAGCAATGAAACATTCGAGGTCAGGGCCAGGACCGGCAACTCCTTTCAGCTCGGAACACTTGTCCTGACCAACGGTGGCGCGTTTACCGTAACGTGGCCGTCCTCTTTCAAGTGGGCCGACGGAGCGCCTCCGTCGCTTATGGCGAGCGGTATCGACGTGATAACCTTCTTTACCATCGACGGTGGCGTGACGTATTATGCCGCGCAGGTTATGACGGGGATAGCATAATGCTCGGTCGTCATCTTCTTCATTATAAGTCCGGCCCCACGATTCCTGTAGGGGAGAAGTGGACTTTTACCAGTAATGGTACTTGGGTCGCCCCGGCCAATGGAAACTACAAGATTACTCTTGTCGGTGCTGGGGGCAAGGGTGGAAGTGGATGCCGCAGACGCGGCATAACGGAGTACTGGGATGGTGGCACTACAACCTGCTACATTTGTAAAGCCTGCGGAAGTGCATCAGGAGGTGGTGGTGGTGCAGGAGAAACCATTATACAGACGCATAGTCTGAAAAAAGATACTGTTCTGACCATTACAATTGGTAAGCCTAATTCTAATCCGTCAAAAGTAACTGGTGGTGCAGCTATAACAGCACGTGGAGGAAATTCTGGTGGGGATGCTCGTACAAGTGGTGGAGATTGTCCTGATAAAGTGTATGCCGGTGGCGTAGCCTCTAATTATGGTACAGGAGGAGGTTCTGGGTACGTCTCTAACAGAGACAATCATTCTCCTGTTGGTGGCGCCGGAAAAGTATCTAACTATGGTAACGGGTATGGAGCAGGCGGACAAGGTGGAGACGGCCAATGGAATAACGGCACTTTTCATACTGGCTATAACGGAACGGCCGGTATTTGCGTAATCGAGTACCTTGGAAGGAGGTAGACGTGAAATACTACAACCCGGATACGAAAGAAACACTGCCTTACAAAGATGTGTGCTCGTTCTACAATACATCGTTTCCCACGGCGTCCGAGGTCTTGGCCGAAACCTGGCATAAGGTTCACGAGACAGACCTCCCCGCCCCGGAAGACGAGTACCGTTTTGAGCCCGGAGAAGTAGCCCTTGTCAACGGGAAGTACGTCAAAACCTGGAAAAAAATCCCCCTTACTGCTGAAGAGCTACAAACCGAGGCTTTGACTACTGCCAGCTCTCTTCTGAATCCGCGCATGGTCAGGTCGTATGTCCAGACCGCGACATTAGAGACGGCTGAACTTGCCCTGTTTGCCAAAGCTGGGATGTTCGTCGAATGGGCACCTGCCACACAGTACAGCAAAGGCTTGCGACTGGTATGTGACGGTATCGTCTACGAAGTCCAGCAAGATGTGCTGTCCGTCGAAGACCGTCCTCCGTTTGCTGAAGGTATGCGTGCCGTGTACCGTCCGCTCTATACGGACAGCAACAATCCGCAGTATGTAGAACCGACACTGGATGAAGTCAAAGCCCGCAAGCTCTCCGCCATCGACGCCGAGACCTCTTCCGCCATCATGGCCGGATTCGAGTGCGAGGCCACCCCGCCGGATACCGGCACGCCTGAGCTGCTGCACTTCTCCTACGACAGCTTTGACCAGCAGAACTTCGCCGACGCGGCCGTATCCATGCAGCTCGCGACGGCCAGCGATGGCGGTATCCCTACTACCACGCCCTGGAATGCCTACCGTAACCACACGGCTGACAGCAAGGGAGAGCTGGTCATCCTGCAACTGACCGCCGAGACCTTCCTGCCCATCTATGCGGCCGCGCTGAACCACAAGGCCACCCAGATGGCCATTGGCGGACAGCGCAAGGCTGCCGTGGCCGCCGCGCAGACCGTGGAAGATGTGAAGGCTATCTGATGCCCAGTTACCTCCACAACCTGCTCGTGGCTTGCGACCAGCTTGTGAATGCGGCCATCGGTGGCTGGCCTGACGAAACGCTGAGTTCACGCTGCTGGCGCTGGCACAAAGATGGCGTGCGCTCCTGGCCCTGCCGTCTCATCGATGCCCTGTTCTGGTGGGACAAAGAACGGCGCGGCGGGACATCCATTCGTCACTGCGAGCTGAGTTGGGAGAGTGAACGCAACGGGCGACAGTTGCCGCCGGAGTTGCGTACAGGTTGACAACCCCCCGGTTGCCGCCGTTAAATAAGCGCGGATGCGCTGCTTTCGACAGAGTGTCGAATACCGAAAGGGGAGGCGTATACCTCCCCTTTTTATCTTGGAGTTTCAGCACCATGAATGAACCGTTGAAGAATCAGGTACGTTGGCCGTCTCTGGCCCGGGACCTCGCTATTTTACAAGTTCCCGACAGTCCTACGGACATCAAGTCCATTCTGTCCGAGTATGGTCTCACGAAGCAGGAACTCATGGACATCCTGCATAATCCATACTTTCAGCAGCTTTTTCAGGGGAGTCTGGAAGAGGTCAAAAATCAGGGCAGTAAGGCAGGGGCGAGATACATGGCCCTGACGCTTTCCCAGGCTCCTTGGGAGAAGCTGTTCCGTGATGCGTACAGCGGAGACATGGAGTCCCGTGATGCGTTGAAACTTCTCGATATGCTGGTCAAGGTGGCTGGTCTCGCTGATGCCAAGGAGACCACGCAGGTGAATACCCAGGTCAATGTCGCCGTCCCGCTCCCCTTGCCGAAGGGTGTAGCCAAAGTGGCCCACGCGCTGCCTGTGGAGTAGACCATGTTCAACTATGTTCCGTCTCCTACCGGTATGCTCCTGCATAACTGCGACAAGTATCTCAAGATGATTATCGGTCCTTACGGGTCGGGAAAATCCTGTGCCTGTGTCGCGGATGTGCTGACGTGCGCGTGTGCCCAGAATCCCGCCCCGGACGGTGTGCGGTACGTTCGTGTCGGGGTCGTCCGTTCATCGTATCCCGAACTCATCGCCACTACGCGCAAGTCGCTGCTTGAACTGCTGCCTGCCGAATACGGTACCATCGCCAGCTCCGGTTCCCCTGTGCGCGGGTTCTACTTCATCCCTCTGCCTGACGGCACCAAGGTCTCTCTCGAACTGGAGTTGTGGGCCCTCAAGACGGCTGATGATGCCCCCAAGCTGCGGTCTGCCAACTGGACGTTTGCCTGGCTCAATGAAGCCACGGGTTGCTCGCCGGAGGTGTACAACGCCGTCACGGGACGTATCGGGCGTTACCCGTCCCAGGACCTCGGCGGTATTGCGTGGGGCGGCACCATCATGGACTTCAACCAGCCGGAACCCGGCTCCTGGCTCGATGAGTACATACGCAATCCGCAACCCAACTGGGCCGTGTTCAGACAGCCCCCCGCTGCCTTCAAGCATATCGATGAAGTCACGGGTGCCGTGACCTACGAGGTCAATCCTGATGCCGAGAATCTGCGTAATCTGGGTGCCAGAGAAGAAGGGGACCCGGACGATTTCACCTCCGAACAGCAGGGTATGCGGTATTACCGTAACCAGATAGACGCCTTGCTCAAGACAGGACGCACGGACATCATCGACAACCAATATTGTATGATGGACGTGCCTATCGTTGACGGCAAGCCTGTCTATTCGAATTTCAACATCAACATCCATGTGGCGGCGGAAGCCATAGAACCGCGTCCTTTCCAGCCCATCATCATCGGTGTGGACCAGTCTGGTATCCATCCCGCTGCGGTCATCTTGCAAAACATCAACGGGACCTGGTGTGTGCTGGATGAACTATACGCTGACAATGAGGGGTTTGAGAATTTCCTGCACGGTATGCTGATACCGCTGCTGCGGGGCAGATACAGCACGAACCCGCTGGTCGCTGCCATCGACCCGAGCAACACACGGGATTCCTGGCAGGCCGTCACGCCCAAGCAGCGTTTCGCCGATGCGGGCATCAAGGCCGTGACGGAGTTGACGAACAACCCCAGGGTCCGCATCCAGACGGTGGAGCATATGCTCAACCAGCGTGCCGGAGGGTTGCTCATCGACCCGGCCTGTCAGATGCTCATTCGCGGGTTCTCGCATGAATACCGCTACCGCAAGTTGCGGGCTTCCGGGACGATGGGCTCTGTGTACACGCCGAGCCCGGAAAAGAACGATGCGAGCCATGTGCATGATGCGCTCCAGTATGCGGCCCTGCTTATCCAGCGGGGGGACAATATGGATAAGGATACCACGATGCAAAACGTGAGAGAAGAACTCATACGCAGGCGCAGTTCTTTGTCCAGCGTCGTATAAGATTGACGCCCAGGTGAGTGATTTGATAGGGAGAAAGGTATGAGCGACGCTATTAACTGGATGCTGGAAATCGAGGATGTGAAGGAGAAATCCCACGACCCGCTGGCTGCTGCCGTCATGGACAGGTTCAACGGTGCTGTGTCGTGGCAGTCCACGGAGCTTGTGAACGGCAAGCCCCTTCGCACCGTACTTGAGAACTGCTGGAACCAGCAGAACGGTATCATGTCGTGTGACACGAAGGAACGGGCCGACGCTCTGGGTGTCGATGCCTACATCAACCTGACCGCTTTGAAAGCCGACATCGCCAATTCCTATCTCAATGACGCCATGACCAGTTCCGGGGACGCTTCGCTCCCCTGGACCGTGCTGCCTACGCCGCGTCCCGATATTTCTCCTGTGGCGCAGGATGAGATTTTCAACGAGATAAAAGCGCAGCTCCAGAGCGGCAGTTTTGAGGATGCGTCCCAGCTCATCGAGGCTATTCGGCAGCAGAAGCGTGAGATGCATTTCAAAGAAACGGAAAAGGCAAAGAAATCCGCCGACGCCATGATGCTGCTGCTGGCCGACCAGTGTGCCGAAGGCGGCTTCAATCGGGCTCTCACCGACTTTTTGCAATGGTTCCCCATCTATCCTTTTGCTGTTTTCGCCGGTCCTTACATCACGCGGGCCCCGCGTCTCGTGTGGGGCAAGAACAAGCCTCGCATCGATACGGAAGTCTTTCCGACGTTCCGTGCCATAAGTCCTTTCGACTTCGCCTACAGTCCTGACAGCCCCGATACGCAGCGTGGGACATGTATTTTTACACGCACACGCTGGACGCGGCGCGAGCTGTTGAATGCTTCCAAGCTCGACGGTTACATTGCCGCCAACATCAAGGACATTTTGAAGCAGGCTGATGACCCTGATACGGACTTCAACCTGAGCTGGCTGTCCCGGGCCCCGGACGAAGGTCAGCGTAATATGGCGCTGTGGACGTCCAATGTGAGCCCTATCGAGGTCCTGACCCATTACGGTCTCATGTCCGGCAGGGAGCTGCAAAAATACGACATCCAGGGCCTCGACGCCGGTGACTTCTACAACTGCCAGATTTCGCTGGTCCAGGGGCGTGTCATCGAGGTGCGGGTCTTCTCGGACCCCAAGATACAGACCCGCCCGGTCTACACGGCAAGTTTTTACCGCACCGGTGGGGACCGTATCGCCGGTGACGGCATCGCCCAGCGTCTGCGCGACATCGAACGCGCTTACATGGCGAGTCTCATGTATCTCATGCGTAATGCGGCCAATGCCTCGGCGCCCATCTGTGAAGCCGACTACCGGCGCATCGCGTCGTATATCGGCAAGGGCGAGCTGGGGCAGGTAGTGCCCGGCAGTCTTTACCTGTCCGATTCCGACATGGGCAACAACAATATGCCTGCGTTCCGCTTTACGCATATCCCTTCCAATATCCCGGCGTATGCGCAGCTCATGGAGATGTTCATGCAGCTCGCGGACCGTGTGACCAACATCCCTGCCGCGCTGCATGGTGAGGCTGTGGGTTCGGGGGCCATGCGGACGTTCCGTGGCATGTCCATGTTGCAGGGCAATGCCACCAAGGCCCTCCATGCGGCTGCGGACAATGTTGCATACGGCATCTTCAAGCCGCTCGGCGAGTTGCTGTACAACACCAACATGCTGTTCGCCAAGGACATGGAAGTCAAAGGCGACAGTCACATCGTCACGAAGGGCGCCGAAGGTCTGCTCAAGAAAGAGATGGAAAAGCAGTCGGCTATGGAGATTCTCCAGACTGTCGGCGCCGCAGCCGGTGCGCTCGGTCAGGCGGTCAATCTGGCCCCTGTGATTTCCTGGAGCCTCAAGACGCTGCTGGGCACCATGGGTGTTCCCGACAATGTTCTGGGCCAGATGGAGCAGACGCTACCGATGGGGGTCATGCCGGGAGCCGGGGCCGCTCCCAACCCAGCACCGCCTTCGCCCACCGGTGCCGGTGTCATGGAGGACATCACAGGAGGTGAAGTCTGATGAGGTTGCTGGATACGCCCTCCCCTAAGAAAGGGACCTGGGCATACAAGTTCGTGGCCTGGTTTTGCAACAACGTGAATTTTTGTCACGGGTATCTGTACGACACGGATATTGAAAAACCTGACAATAAGATTTACAACGCTGTCTATAGGATATGGTTGTTCCCGTTCAAACAGAACGACTGCATCTGCTGCAATACTGTTCGAGGGCTCGTATATGGAGCCGTTCTCGGCTACCTGATAGGGAGTTTCTGATGGCTATCGTACCGCTTTGGACACCCGAAAATAAGACTATTCTGTCTTCGGTTTTTACCGTACACCCGGGAAAAGTTGTCGTCCTGTGGGCGGTTGGTTTCAACAAGTACAAATTCCGTGTCGAGAATGAAGTGGCCACGCCCATGCAAGCCTGTCTGCATCGGCTCATCCATGATTTTTCCGGTTCCCGCCTGCCTTCGATGAAGGATGCAGCGCAGGATTGTTGCGGTTGGATTGTTGATGTCAACCACATATCGAGTGAACTCATGGCGGACATTGCCGTCAGCACGATGAACTGCCTGTGGAGCCTGTCGCTTTGCAACAGTGTCATGGCTGTTGGGATTCCCGGTTCCTATCAGCTTGAACTCAACGATGCCACTATGGTCGGCACTGCTAATGTCTATGCTGACTTGTATGACATTGGACAAGTGTACGCACCGGAAATTTTTGTAGGAGGCTAACATGGCTCCCAATTGTGGTCCTATCGAGTTTGTGCAGGGTGGAACCCTCATGGATGTTACCATCACCGGTTCCACCATCCAGAACAGTGAAATCAGCGGTTCGACTCTCAGCGGTTGCACGCTGACGAATCTGGTAGCCGTTGACGACGCCAGTCTTCGCACCATCATCAATGCCATGACCAAACTGTCCGATGCCGAATTGCGTCCTCTGGCGGATGCTCTGCATCGTGTCGCCACCGTCGAAGCTGCCGGACAGCCTGCCGGGCAGGATGGTGCCGTCCTTGGCACGACGGTCATCGGCGACCGTGCCACGCTGCTGGGCAAACCGTCTTCCTGGGTGAAGCTCGGGGGCAAGTCGCTTCCTGCCTACGACGCGTAAAGCGGGGGGTGTATTATGGCGACCGTGTTTTCTGCTGGTGTAATAGAGTTCGACAGCGTGTGGGACAAGGCACGGAAGAAGGCGCAAAATCCTGCCATGCTGGTCAAGGATAATCCGTTTTTGGCCGAATCTTCTGCTGACATGCCGTCGTATGTGCAGCGCAACATGCAACGTTTGCGTGATGACCGGCATATGCGCGAATGTCCTCACAACGGACATGTGTACGCTGGTATCATGGATAACATGCGTTATGGAGGTGAATGATGGGATGTTCTCGTTGTGGGGGTAATTCCGGGCGCAAGCCTGCTGTTCCTCCGTCCAACATTGGTGGCAATGGTCGTCCGGGTACTGTCGTGAACCCGCAGCGGCGCCCGGCGGAAGACAACAAGTCTGTGCGTGATACTATCGGTGGGCTGCGGTATGTCCCGTCTTCTGGTAGTTAAGGGCGACAAGACCGCAAGCGACAATCTTTTGGCGACGCTTGCGTCGAATCAGGGCGCGTTGCTGTCCTTGATTGGGTTGTTCGAGTTAGCGGCGAAAAAAGAAACCCAGGAATGTGACGCTTTGGCGCGGGCGGCTTTGCTCGACGGACAAAAGCAAGGTTCCGGGTGTATGGCACTGGGGCGTGTACTGATGCTCCAGGATGTCGTAACCACCTTGAAACAGTACATCAAGTAGGAGAAAGCACTATGTCCAGTAACCCTATGGCATCCGGCGACGGCAACACTTCCGTCTCTCCTGCCTTTGCCCGTACTCCGGGTATGGCACAGGTTTTTCGTGACCAGTATGCCCAGACGGAAGCGGCTGCGAAGCAGCCCGTGCAGCAGCCCGTGCAGCAGCCCGTGCAGCAGCCCGTGCAGCAGCCCGTGCAGCAGCCTGTGCAGCAGCCTGTGCAGCAGCCTGTGCAGCATCCGTCTATCGACCCGTACATGTACATGGCGCAGCAACAGCAGATGCAGCAGCTCGCACAGGAACGTGATGTTCTCGCCAACCAGTTGGCCGAGGTGCGGAAGCGCAACGCCGAGTTCGAAGCTGCCCAGCAGCAGCAGGCCATGCTGGCCAGTCTCGACGGTGCTGATGAGTTGGCTGCGCTGGAGACGGTTGACCCTGCCGACGCCCGTCGTATCGCTGCCATGACGGCGCGTATGCTGCAACAGCCGCTCGAAGGTGTGGCGGCTGAGGTGAAGGCCCAGCGCGAGACCATCGAACGTAATCGGGCCGAGGCGCTCAACGCTACGCAGCAGGCGCAGATAACCCGTTATGTTGGTGAAATCCTGCAAGTGCATCCTGATTTCCACAGTCTGTTCAATGACCCGGATTTCCTGCGTTACCTCCAGGAACCCGACGGTCTGAGCAGTCGGAGTCGTGACCAGGCTGCCACGCAGGAATTCTATGCGGGCAATACGCGGTACGTCATCGACCTCGTGGACAAGTTCAAACAGAACCGTCCCGACAATGGCAAAGTCACCACTGTGCCGCCTGTGCAGGTGGCGGGTGGGGCTGGTACTCCGGCAACTTCTTCTGCCGACAAACCCACTTTTACCCTGGCTGAACTCAACAGCCTCTACCAAATGCGGCGGATTTCCCCGGATGAATACCGCGTGCGGTTGAAAGAACTGCGAGCCGCCGGATAACCTTCAAGGAGCTTTTCCATGCCTATTTTCCCCAGTGCGAGTGGATACACCGGCATCGAGGCCACCCCTCTCGCCCGTGTCGGCTACAGCGACTTCATCCTGTCTCGCGTGTATGAAAACGACTGGCTGCCGCGTATCACGGCGTCCGAACTTCTGGAACCTGTGACCCGGTGCAACCAGACCATCCAGCTCATGTACGCGCCGGAAGTCGGTCCGCTGCGTTCGTACCAGAAGAACCAGCAGCTCGTGCCCAACACTGTCAGCACTCAGGCTCGTTGTCTGAGCATCTGCTACATGGGCTATCAGGACATCAAGTTCGACTCCACCGACATCAAGATGGCCTGCGAGCGCTGGCCCAGCTACGAAGAAAAGTTGCTGGAATCCATGTACCAGTCGTATGTGAGCACCATGCGTACTTTCGTCCTGGGCCGCATGATGGCCGAAGTGTCCCCGCGCACGAGCCTCGACCTCGCCGGTATGAATCAGGATGTGAATCTGGGCAAGCCCGGCCAGCCCGTGCATGTGACGCCGCAGAATCTTCCCAAGGTCCTGGCTGACCTCCAGCGCGTCCTCATCGAGTCCAAACGCTGGGTGGAAGGCGAGATGTACATCATCGTGCCGCCTCAGCTCCGCACCTATCTCGCCATGTCCAACTACAGCAACAGTCTGTACAGTTGCAACTGCGGCGGTATCGTGTCCGGCATGTGGGACCACCCGCTCATGGGCTTCACGGTCATCGAATCCATCCACGTCCCCGTGGTGCGTGACAAGACCGGCAACCTCTGCTTCTTCATCCTTGCGGGGCACAAGGAAGCCACGGCGTATGCTTCCAATATCCTGGAAGCACGGCTGAACACCAGCGACCCCAACAGCTTCGGTGTCCGTTATCAGTATCTCGTGGCCTGGGGCGCCGAAGTCATCTACCCTGACGCCCTCGCGATGGGCTACTGGACTTTCGACCCTATCAACTAGGAGACCCAGACAATGGCTAACATCAATATGTTCCGAGGCGGTACGCCTGATTTCAAGGGGTGGTTCTGTCGTGGTGACTGGCCCGAGTTCAAACCGCCTTTCAGTGCCCCCCATGCGGCCTTCACTCCCCCGTATGACTCTCATGCCGACGCGGCTTACGGGCAGGGTTATCTCAACCTTCATTTCCCCCTGGTGCCCAATCTGGCGGATACCTACGGCCACAACTGGATGCGTACCGCGCTGAAGAAAGTTTCCGCCGTCGGCGACACCATCCTGCTCAACTGGGTCCCGCTGCGGTCCTGGGTCGAGGCCATCCACTTCGAAGTGACCACCACCGACAAGAACCTCGAGGGCGTGTACATCAAGCCGTGCGCCATGCGTGTCTCGTGGGACTTCGCCACCGACGACTGGAAGTATGAAGAAAACGCCGACTTCGATACGGCTCTGACCAACAGCGGCATCACGCAGTTCCCTCTGGGTACTCCCAAGGATGGTGACAAGCTGTGGGGTCTGGCGCGTCTGGGTATGCCCGAAGTGGCGTCCACTTCCACCTCCACCGTGAAGGGCGGCCCCGGCAATGTGACCGGGGTGGACACCAAGACCGACTCGAAGGCCCTCGGCTCCGTGCCTTGCACCTTCGGGCATAATCTGGTGAAATACGACAATCAGGGCAACGCCACCGGCGGTTTGGACGAATACTACGGCGCCGTGCTGCTGGGCTACAAGTTCGTGGCCGGTGATGCCGAGCGTCTCAAGCTCGTGTGGAAGTCCGACATCGCCGTGTACATGTCGGCGAAGCTGTTTGCCTTCGAAGGCTCCACGCAGGTCGGCTAAGGAGGTGCGTCATGGCCAATGTCGCCAACACCAAGGCCACCGGGCCCGCGTCCAAGGATACGGTCTCCGGCGGCAAGACCTTCACGCCCCGTTTCAAGGCGCAGACTGGTCCCACCAAGGAAATGTCCAACGATTCCGAGGACGCCCGCCGTACCATCATGGGGATGCGTATCGCCAGCACTGATTTCGGCAACGACCCCGGCGCGGCTTTCCTGAAGAAGCCGTCTGCGTAGACCAAACTCTACCCTCCACCCTCCTACAGGAGAACAGCACTATGTATCAGTCTTCCGCTCCGCTCTCTGCCGTCCCCCAGCAAGACCTGCGCGGCATACTCAACGAACGCGACAGCGATGCGCGTCAGCAGGCCTTGCACGCTGCCGGTGCGAAGAACGCGGTTCCTCCGTTGCCGCGTTCTTCGCACCTCCGCAGCAAGAAAAACGGTATCGTTTTCCCCTGGGACCCCGTGCTTGCCGAACAGCGCGACATCATGGAATGTTGCGACAGTACGGGCAACACCGACCCTGCGGCATGGAGTTCCACCGTGAACGAAGCCGAGTACACGCCTGCCGAGCGTGATGCCCTGCTGGCCGAGGCGCAGGCCGTGGTCATCAAGCAGGCCCATGCGTTCTCCGGCAGGCATGAACCCATGATGGAGGACGTGCGGCAGAAGGGCGTCGAAGAAGCCACCCGGCTGCCCTATGCGGCCCAGCCGCTCGATACATATTACCACGGCATCGAGGATGACCTTGCGGCTCTCGTGCGTTCCACGGAGTAGTTTACATGAAGGTCTCCAACGTCATCCGGGAAGTGTCCCTGGACCTCAATGACCAGGAACCGGGGTATGAATATACGCACTGGACTTACGAGCAGTTGAAGGCCTATCTGGCCGAAGCCCTGCTCATGGTCAGCGAGCGGTTCTCCGACAAGTTCGTGCAGCATAAAGTCGTGAAGCTCTCCCCCGGAGAAGTATGGCAGAAGGCGTGCGACTGCGAGCGTATCGAGCGTATCCTCGGGGAAGTCACCGAGGATGGGGAACACATCATCCGCAGACTGTCCCGTGTGACGGATGATGAGGCCAACACCTGGAGCGGGCCTGCGTCGCAGTGTCATATGGGCGGGGACCTCACCGGATACTCCATCAGCAGCACGGTGGACACGTTGTTCAGAGTGTACCCTGGGGTATCCCGTACTGACCGCAAGGAGCATTACGTCCTTGTGGAGTGCTACGTCGAGCCGGACGGATATGACGATGATACGAATATCCCTGCGATGCTCGTGTCCATGGTCAAACAGTGGATGCTGTACAGGGCCCTGAGCATGGACAGTGAAAACAATCCTGCCATCACGCAGCTTGCCGCTTCGCACCGGGATACCTATTTCAAGCTGGTCGAGGCTGAGATGGCGCGTAAACTGCTGGAGGAAAACGCCGATGGTCGTGTACGAGCCGTTTCCGACAACGCCGCTAAGTGAGTTCCACGCCGAACTGCGGTTCGAATGGAAGGACCTTCCGGCAGAGCTGTTCGACTATTACCTGCTCCGTACCGCCATCGAGATGTGCCGCAAGGCCCCTCTCGTGACGCGAACAGTGCGAATCAAATTGCAGCCCGGAGTGACCCGGTATGCGGTGAAATCGCCTGACGGGATGGAAATGACGGCCCTGACGGGCGTTTCGCACCATCCGACAGGCAGCGACAGTTGTCTCCATGGTGTACGCAGAACGCTCGTAGCCGGAGAGGACTGGCCCCGCCTGCGTCGGGACAAGGTTTGGTATGACCCGGACGAACAGGTCCTCCATGCGTGCATGTGTGACTGTGGTGGGGAACTCCGCGTGTCCATGGGTGTGGTCCCCGGGCGTGACAGTTGCTCCCTTCCGAGTCAGTTCGAGCATGAACTTTTCCCCGCCCTCATCATGGGGACGCGTGCTTCCATCATGCTCATCACGGGGCGTCCGTGGACCAATCTCAAGGTCGGCAGCGAATTGTACGCCGAGTTCCGGCGTATGCTGGGCAAGCTGGCACAGGATGCCGCCCTGCACGGACAACGCGGCATCGTCAAGATAGGGTTCGGCAGAGCACTCTAAACCGAAGCCGGAAAAACAGAAAGGCCCCTCATCCCAGTCAGGGATGAGGGGCCTTTCCGCAAACACATATACGCGCCTTACCAAGCGTAACGAGAGACAGGTGACGTGGTGAGACCGGAGTCTCACCACGTCGGCGGAGAACAGCACCATGTTCATCAGCCCGTCCGGCATCTCTGTCGTCGAAGCCCATTTAACCGTAGCATACCCGTAAAGTCAAGCGCCCTTTTCTTTTAAGTACGGATGCGTTATTGCTTTCAACAGAGGTGACATCGATGCAAGACAAATGTTCCCCCCGCATGACGTTCGACTGTGATGGCGATACTATCCAGGAACCGCAGACCAAATCAGGCTGCCCTGATTTTTCGTTGTGTCTCCCCTGGGGAGGCCGTTTGTGGCAAGAGAACGGCTGCCTCAAAGCGCAGCCCGGTACGCCCCCGCCTGACGGTATCTACGACCGCATCATCATAGCCGACGGCTGTATCGTCGGTCTGGAGAAAGCCGACGTGGCGCTGTATGTGCCTCCGTCTTGTACGGAAGTCCCTGCCGATTGCGCTTCCTACAGCGAAGGCGTGTCGTTGTGCGAGGCTTCTCCGCTGGCGGGGAATCTCTATACCTGTGATGCTTCCGGGCGTCCTCTGGTGCGGTGCACCATCAAGGGCGAGGATGGCGTCGTCGTCAGCGGCAGCGGCACCACTTCCGACCCCTACCGCATCAGGGCCAACATCTCTGCCGAGACTTTGCGCGTCGTGGCGGGGAACAGCGGTGTGACCGTCACCGGTACGGGGACCGCGGCTGACGCCCTGGTCATCTCGCACAAGAGCGGGGGCCTCAACACCACTGTGAACGGTATGCGCTTCGACCAGTATGGTCATCTGGTGGAGTACACGGAACCCACGACTTCCAGCGGTGTGAACGGCATCGTGCCCGGCGACGGCATCGACGTGCAGATGGACAACAAAGTCGGTATCGCCACGCTTTCCCTCAGCAAACCGGCGAACGTGCTCAACGGTATCTACCAGTGCGGCGGATATGACGTTCAGCTCGACCTCAAGAACCGTATCTTCAATCTCACGCAGCGTATCGATATTCCGGCCCAGACGTATGCTTTCGGTCCTTACGATGTGGAGCTGAACAAGCTGGGTTCCGTCGTGGCCATCGCGGACACGCAGCACCCGGACGCCATCCACACGCTGCTGCCCGTCGTTGCGGGTGACATCGTGCGGCAGGTCGTCGGTTTCACGCTGCGGACGAACGTCCCCATCGTCATCGACATCATGACCGTCGCGACCCGGGCATGGCTCTCCCAGCTCCAGGTGCGGCTCGACGGCACGCCGCAGTCTAACATCCTGCGTTGCAGCACGACAGCCACGGCCAAGACGGTGGTGAGCAGCGGCGGCAGTTCCGGTAACGAGCATTCGCACAAGGCGGAGACCACGCTGGACTTTTCCTCCACGGTCCTCGCCCGTGTGCAGCCTGCCGGTGTGTGGGTCGCAGGGGAGCATGAACTCATCCTGCATTCCGATTCCGGTTTCCCTGCCGGGTATCCGTTGAGTCTTTCCATCCGTCCCGCCGGTGGGGTCGATTCCGTGAACAAGTACAAAGCTGAAGAACTTTGGGATTGACGTATGAACATCACTCTCTCCAGTTTCGGCGGCATCATCCCGCGTGTATCCGACCATTCCCTGGCAGCTACCCAGGCGACCATGGCCCATGATGTCATGCTGCGTAACGGGCGACTGGAAGCCTGGAGAGACAAGCTCCCCCTGTACGATGCGGTCAAGGGGGCGCGGTCGTTCCACATGCACGGCTGCTGCATGGTGTCGTGGGTCGATAAGGTCATCGCTGCCGACCTCAATCCCGACCACCGGTCGTTCTACATCACGGGGCGTGACGGACGGGGGCTCGAGGTCGTGGAACTCACAGACTCCCGTTCCTGTCGGCCTGTGTATTACTACGCCGGTGTACCGGCGCCGGTGTATCCGCCTGTGGCCTCGGCCCCTGAGCAGTGCAGCCGTGAAGCCGACGCCCGGGCCTATGTCTACACCTACGTCAATACCCGGATGGAGGAAAGCGCGCCGTCCCCGGCCAGCAACATCGTGCGGGTGGAGGACGGCAGTCCTGTGACGGTCTCCGGGATAGTGGCCCCGCCAGCCGGTTACGGCATCGACCGGGTGCATATCTACCGGGCCTCTACCGGGTTCCGTCCGGAGGACGGCAAGGTGCAGAAGAAGCTGACGGCCTTCCTGTTCGTCGCGTCCATCCCTGCCGGGCAGGCCACTTTCGTCGATACGGTAGAGGCCGCCTATCTGGGTGCCGCACTGGAGACACAGGATGACCGTATGCCGCCTGACAGGATGCAGGGCGTGGTCTCCATCCGTGACAGCATCCGGCTTGCCGGGTGGCGGAACAACAGGGTCTTCTTCTCCGAAGTCTTCCAGCCGTACAACTGGCCCGCGAAGTATGACATGACCCTGGACCATAACATCGTCAGCATGGGGGAGCAGGACTTCAAACTCTACGTCACCACCGACGGGTCTCCGTACATCATCGACGTGTCGAGTTGTGACGACACCAAATGCACCCCGGTCGTCAGCATCGACACACCGCTGCCGAACATCGGCTGCCGTTACGCCAACGCTTCCGTGATGACACGACACGGGTTCATCTATGCTTCCACCATGGGGCTCGTGCTGCTTACCGGCAATGGCGGGTGGCATGTCATCACGAAGAAATGGTTCGGCGAACGTGACTGGCAGAGGCTCAAGCCCGACACCATCCGCATGGCGTATTGGGAGGGGTTCCTCTTTTTTGCCACGGACATGGCGACTTTCATGCTGGACATCGACAGCGACCCCTTCGGCGACATGCAGGGTGCGGAACTTGTCACGTTGTCCGACAGACCTGTGGCGTGTCTCACATCGAACACAGGCAAGCTCCTGCTGCTGGAAGATGACAAGGTGTGGGGCTGGGACAGTGCCGCGTGGTACAGGCCGTACACATGGCGCAGCAGGCCGCTTACGTCCGGTGGCGATGCCGTGGGCCAGAACAGCCTCAGCAATGCCGGACCTGCCCGTGGCGTCGCCTGGGCCCCCGTATCCTGCAAGGTGGGCGGCGGCCCTGTGGATGTGACCATCAAGAACCCCCACGACGGCGCCATGCTGGACAGGATGGTCAGGGAAGAAAAGCCCGTGCGTATCCGGCGCGGCGGGCGGCATCTTTGGTACACTGTGACGTTACGCGGAGTGGAGCCCGTACACTTCATCGACATCGGCACAGCACATTTCACCGTCAACGACGGGCGATAACAGGAGAACGACACCATGTCCTACCGCATCGACATCCTGGAACCGGACAGCGACATCAACGTTGCCCTGGACGACTTGACGCGAGAATTCGCGCCCCTCTATACGGCGTCCTGGGTGAACGAGAAGCAGCGCATCTACGGCAAGCCGTTCGACATGAACGTGCAGACGTTCGCCCAGCTCTGGTTCACCAAGGCGTTGAAGATTTTCATGGCCTGGGATGAGAACGACAAGCCCGTCGGGTATCTTATCGGTATCCCGTTCCGTCCGCTGGCGTACAACTCGCATGTGTTCCAAATCGAAGACTGGTACGCGGACGGAGACAGGCTGTGCGAGGCGGAACTGTTCCGATATATGGAAACCGCCGTGCGCTTCATGGGATGTGATGAGGTCTGGATTTCCCTCGGTGAACAGGAACATGCTCCCAACCTGAGCATCCGTTGGCGTGAGGCATCCCGTACCACGCAGATTCGTTACACCAACAGCTAAGAGGAACGTGTCATGGTCGAGGCCGGATTCACACAATGCAATCCCCAACGCGGCGTAAACGATTCCGAACGCAGCCTTTTTGGCGAGATACTGTCCGCTGCCGCGCTGGCTGCCGCGACCATCAGTGCCTACAAGGCTTACGACATCGCCGTCAAAGAATGGGAGATGGCGAAGAAATACTGGCGGATAGCCCAGAACTGGATGGACTATTACCAGAACGCCTACGCCCCTGTCGAAGACCAGGAAATCGAAGAGTCTCTGCGGCTCGAAGTGGCCGAGCCTCTGTACGACGTAGCGCGTGGCCGGGCCCGGACAAGCGCGTGGATAGAGTTCCAGGGCAAGCTCCGCAAACCCATGCGGTGCATGAGCCGTTACTGCACGGGTTTGCGGAGCGACATACTCACGCAGGTGATGATGGCGCAGGCCGATGCCGTAGCCATGGCTGATGGTCTGGGGTATCGTAACGAGCGTGCCTATGTCGAGACCCGCAATGACGTGCGGTTCGAGAAGATGCTGAACACGGCGAAGCGCGGGCGTGACATCATCACTGACGTGGTGTCGCTCGGTGCGGCATCGGCGGGCATCTACGGGGACCTGCTCGACCAGACATGGCAGGGCCTTGTCGGAGCGGGCAAGTACCTGGGATATGAACTCAACCGCAATCCGACGCATTACCCGACGACGTATATGGCAGGCAATGTGACTGCACAGCAACCGCAGCGCGAAGCGCCCAAAGGAGGGTAGCAGACTATGGCGCAGTGTACTTGTGCCAACCCCCAGGCTGTCGCCAACGCCATCAACCAGGCATCGAGCAAGGTGTCGAAGAGTATCGACAAGGCCGGAGAACGCATCGACAAGACGTTGCACGGTGCCGGACATGACGGCAGGCAGGGTGTCATGGACGCGCTGCGGTTTTGCCACTGGGCAACACCGGAATACGGTCCTGTGGGCGAAAACGCCTGGTCCAATTTCTTCAAGGCCGCACAGATAGCCATCGCCACGTTGAACGCCACCATCCAGGGACAGATTGCCGACAAGCAGCAAGACCTGGCGGACGGGTATTACCGGCAGGCGAAATACAAGTGGGACAGGTTCGACAAGAGATACCGCCCGCTCGAAGAGAAGCTGCTGCAAGAAGTATCCACGGTGCCCGTCAAGGAGATGGATTGTGCCGATGACAGGGCCCGGGCGGAAGTCGCCGTGAACAGCGCCTATGACATCATCGGCGAAGCCCTTTCCCGGAAGGCCAAGGCGGAACATCTGTGCATAGACCCTTCGTTGCTGTCGCGCATGGCGTTCGGGCGCAGCCTCATGCTGGCGGATACCGAAAACTACAACCTGCGTGACGACACCTGGTTCGTGGACTTCAAGAACGACCAGCGCTGGAACCGGCGCGGGAACGTCCTCAATCTCGGACGCAACCTCGGGTCGATGGCCATGAAGTACGGGGATGTGGCGCGTTCGCTGATGAACGACGTATCAGGTATCGCCAACAAAGCCTTCGGCAGTATCAGCACGGCGTTGGGGTATTACGGCGCCCGGTTCGATACGGTGTACCCAACGACGTACCTGGGCACTAACGGTCAGAGCGGCGGCATCGTCTCGCTCGCTGCCGGTGCTACAAATCCTGCTGCCGCCGGTGGCGGACTCGCTTTATAGGAGCATGATATATGGACTTTGGTAATCTTTTCGCCGCCATCGGACGCGCCCTTCCCGGTTTCGTCGAAGGGGAACGGATGGCCGTGCAAGACAACTGGAACGACCTGAACCAGTACAACAAGGTGCAGGCGGGGCAACTGGAGAACGCCTTCACCGAACAGACGTTCAATCCCCGGATGCAAATCGTCTATGACGCTGCCCGCAATTCGGGGCTTGGCGTACTGAACAATCGCATGACCACGGCACAGAACTGGATGCTGCATCCGGCCCTCATGGCCCGCAACTACTACGCCAGTCTGTATGCGCCGCAAAACGCACAGCTCGAACAGCAGATGCTCGCCGGGATGTACCGGCAGATGCCCGGCATGTTGGCAGGGGCTTCCGGTGGCGGGTTGAATCCCATGGACATCGCCTTGTACCGCGCCCTGCTCGGCGGTGGTCTCGGTGGTGGTCTCGGTGGTGCTGTCCCCTCGCAGACTAATCCCTCTTCCATGTAAGGAGTTCCGGTATGCCTACTGTTGACCCTGCTATCGCTCGTGCCCTGGCGGAAGCCCGCGCACAGACCATCTCCGAAGAACATCTCAACAACGTCCTGGGGGCGCCGGTCGTGCCTCCCGTCGGCGGGTATGTTGCCGCCCCTGTGCCCGGCATGGTCGCCACGCAGTCGTCCGGCGCACACTACTCCGCTCCCGGCGCCCGTGCGGGGTATGAAGCGGCGGGGATGCCTCCCGTGGTGTATCAGCGCAATCCGTATGCCACGGCAGCCTTCCGCACCACCATGGACCCCTACGGCAACGTCGGCGTCCAGCCGTTGGTCGGGTTCCCGTCGCAGTATCCCCATGTGCTGAACGGGGCCGTCGTGGACCCCATGATGCGTGAGCTGCCCGGTCTGGCCCCTTTCATGCAGGTGCCTGTCGGGCCCGCTCTCCAGCAGGCGACCGCTCCGGTACGGCGTGCCGCGCCTGCTGCCCCCGCCCGGCCTGCCGCGCCTGCCGCCCCCGTCCAGCGTCGCGGCCTCAAGCTCTCTGGGGAAGGTCCTTTTCCGCTCAAAGAAGAAGTGCGTGCTACGGCTCCGGCTGCCGCCCAGGCTGCGCCTGTCGAGACGGTGGTGTATCCCGAACGCCCTGTCGATATGTCCTACGATGAAGGTGAAATCATGTCACAGGCCATGACCCTTGGCGGAAAAGACAAAAAACATCATACGCGCACGGCACAGGTGCTTGGCGGCTTCCCTCCGACGGCAAAGGAACTCGGTCAGCAGCTCGGGCCCACCTATGACCCCGATTCCGCCGCTGCCGCTTTGGGACGTGTGGCGGCTGACATCGACCAGCTTCCGGCATATATGCAGTTGCCCGCCCTGCTTGTAGCGCTTCTGTCCGGCAGGGAATACATCCGACAGCCGCAGCAGGTCGCACCTTCGGCGGCACAGTAAGGACTAGACCATGAGTATGCTTTTGGATACCATCAAAACGGCTGAATCCACCTCTCCCGTTATCGACAAGACACGATACATGGATGATGAACAGTATCATCAAAACATGTATATGCTTGAATCCGCCTTACGTGAACTCGGTCAGAGCGGCACGTCCAAAGGTATCATGTCTGGCGATGCGTCCCCCTATGATGCTGATTTGCGCCGCATCATCGAAGTCGTCACTCTGGAGTAAATCATATGCCGCAATTCTCTCTCCCCACTGTCAACATCCGTCCTTTCGAAGCGCCTGATTACACAAAGAATCTGCGCTCCCTGTCTTTGCTGTATTCTGCGCTGACTCGTGGACAGCGTGGCGGTGCGGGAGGGGGACGCGGCAGCGGCAAGGTGTATCACATCTATCGCGGTCTCGACGAACAGGGCAACCCCATCTACGAGCCTGTCTACGGCGGTACGGAAAAGCTGGCCAGCAGAAACTTCGAGGCCATGACCAGTGACAGGGCGAAATTCGCTTTGTCGCACGACCCTGCCGTGGCCAAAAAACTTGCCAATCTTCCTGAGATGTCCACCGAAGGACAGGCGGAAGTCCTCGAGTCCATCCGCAAAGAGGACATCCCGCGTCTCGAGAAGACCCTCAAAATCCCTGCCGCCACACTCATACGCGAAGGTCTGGCCGAACATGAAGCGGCACGCAGGCAGCAGTTGCGCTCTATCGAGGACAACGATTGGAGTTCGCTTTTCTCCCGCGTCAAGGAAGGTATCGCTACTTTCAGCGACAACCTGGACATGCTCGGCGCTTCTGCTGCGGAGAAGAAACTCATCGCCCAGAGAGGTGAAGAGCGCAGACAGCAGGCCATCGCGGCCAATCCGTACTGGCAGGAACAGGAACGGCTGCGGGCCGAAGGGCGTCTCGGTACGCTCGAGCATGTCGTGACCAATCCTCTCGACACCATGGCGGACACCATCGGCGACCTCGGCGCAGGTCTTGCCGGTGCCGTCGTCGGCGCCAAGACCGGCAGTGCCCTGGGCGCGACCCTTGGTCTCCCCGGCGCTGTGGGCGGTTCCGTGGGCGGCGCCTTGCTCGGCGGTCTTGCCGGTGTCCCGACGGGTGTCGGGAGCTACACGCGACGCGTGGTGAATGACCCCAACCTCAGTGACCAGCAGCAGCTTCAAGCCATCGAGGCGGGCTCTGCCGGTGCCGGTCTGACGGGGTTTGCCGCGAATGCCCTGCCCGGTGGTGTCTTCGCCCGTGGCGCCCTGGCTCCTGTTGCTCGCGGTGCTACGGCCCTGGCCCAGCGTGGTATCGGCGGAGGCGTCATGCAACGGCTGGCCAACGCCGGTGCTGCCGATGCGGCATCGCAGGGGCTCCTGGCGCGTTCCGTGCGGGCCCTTCCCGCTTCCATGCTCGAAGGCGCCATGATGAATGCCGGGCAGCAGTTCGGTGAGAACGTGATTTTCAACCAGAATACCGGTCTGGCCGCACCTTTGTCCGAGAACGTCCTGGATGCCGCTCTTGCCGGTGCTGTGACCGGCGTGCCGTTCGCCCCGTTCAATGCCGCTCCGGCCACCTCACGGCGTCCCGTCGAACGGACGACGGCCACAGCGCAACCTCCTGCCGAAGCCACGGATTCTGCCGCGTCCCCTGTCGAACCCATCGGTCCGTCGGGTTCTGATGGTACGGGTGTCTCCAATGCCGCCGAAGCGGCAGACGCATCCGCAGCGCAGACGGCGGGTTCGTCCGAGTTCAAACCTTACACGGGGCGCAACAAACGGTATACCGGTATCAGTGACGATGTTGCCAGTATGCTGCGAGCGATGTTCACCGACACGCGTGCGGCTGCGGACAATTTCGCCACGGTACATCCCAACGACAAGGCTGACGCAAAGGCCAACGCCAAACTCCGTAACGACCTCTACATCGGGGACTACATCAACGGCCTGCTGAAATCCACCGGCATGTCCGTCGAACAGCTCAGGGCCGAAGTCAACAGCCGTGTCTCGATGCCGGGCTTCAACAATATTTTCAAGTCGCGGCGCGAACGTCAAATCGTCCAGGAAGTGGCGAAGCGCCTCAATGATGAGACGTACCTCAGCGACCTTTTCAACGACCGTCTCAGCACGCCCGAACAAGGTGCTGCTGAACCCCCCAATGCAACGGGGCAACCCACACCCGCTAAGGTACGACAGACTGAAGCCGAGCCGGTGCAGCAGCCCGTAGCCGAGCCTGTGCAGCAGCCTGTGGGGGATTTCCTCCCCAATGCCGACATCGAGGCTATCAGGGATTATGTCGGACGGTTCGGAAACGCTTTGACGGAAGCTGAACGTGCCCAGGTCTGGGCCCGTATAGACGAATTGAACCCCGCCGACTATGCGGAGCTTTCTCCCTGGTTCGAGCAGCAGCTCGGACCGAACAAGTTGCGGGACAGTGCTGCCAGCTTGGCCGCAGAACTTTCCCAGGAGGACACCACCAATGGCGCAAACCCGACACGACCCGGTAAAAGAGGCAGCCGAAGCGAACAAGCTGCCGTCGTGGGAAATGATGGACCAGACGCAACGAACCGACCTGTTGCAGAAAGTGTTGCTCCTGTTGTTGCAGGGGAACCCGGTACCACGCCCGATGCTGGAACCGTTGCCCCTGCCGCTCTTGCACAAGCTGTTGATGGCGGTCCGACGGTTGCAAAACGAGGGAATGATGGGGCCCCGGCACCGGTTGCCGGAACGATTGCGCCGGATGCGGGAGTTGCTGTCCGCACGAGGTCTCGAAGCGCCGCGCCAGCCGACGGAGAACGAGGTGCTGGCGATGCAGCCGCACAGCCTGCAACGGCAAGTGAAAGCACAGGAAGCCGTCGGACTGCGCGAAGCGCAGGGAAGAGCAATGGTGGGGATGCAGCAAACACTGGCCGCAACAAACGCACCGGGTCTGAAGCTCCCGGCAGGGACAGAGTAAGCCCTTACGGGAAAAAGGATTTCTCCCGGGCGGAGCTGAATGCGACCTCCAGTGCCGCGCTCTTCGACGACCTGATGTTGGGCAAAGCCCTGCTGGATTCTCTGGGCGACGCGGAGAAGTTCTTTGCTGTATCCAAAGCTGCTCCGATACATCGTCATGGTGACAGACATTCTACAGGAACATCCACGTTAGGATGGTACGCCAGACAGCGCGGAGGCAAAGCTCCTTACATCGATGCTGACCTGGATGCCGTATTGGGGACCATCGAGACACCGCCGGTGCCCGACTACTTCACGCAGGCGTCGAAGGCTCTGAATGCTGCGACGACGAAGGAAGCCCGCGATGCTCTCCAGCCGCTTGTCGAGCAGCACCCGAAGGAAGCCGCACAAGCCGGTATCATGGATGCCATGCAGCGGGCTGAGAAAGCTCAGGCCGTGGCCGCCAAGGAAGCGGCCAATCTGAAAGCCCTGGAGTCTGAGCCGGTATCCCTGGGGGACATCACGGACTTCATCCGCGACATCCCCGAGCAGGTCATGCGGGACGCCTTCAACTCTCCCAAGCTCGACAGCAACAAGGGGTACGGCAAGGTCCTGCGCCTGTTGACCAAGGAAGCGAATCCCCGGCTCAAGCTGACGGACAAAGAAGTCCAGGCCCTCAACCATCTGCGTAAAAATGCGGACTTGCCGTCCATCGATACGCAGGATTTTGCCGACATCCAGTCCAACTGGAAGTCCATGGCGCATGACCTGGGCTTCACCGTCAACAAGACGGACAGTTCCCTGACCACGGCTGAAGCCGTCAAGAAAGTCACCAAACGCGCACGGAAGTGCTGAGGATAATCGACATGGCTGAATGTCCCAACGATACCGAGTTCCTGCGGGCCGGACTTGATAACCCTACGGGGTTCGGCCCGCAGCAGGCTTCCCGCATGGATGAGGCGGGAAACCCTGCTGGCGATGAAGCTCTCCAGGCAGCACGAGAACAGCGCGAACGTGAGACCATCTACGAGTCTTTCGACGATGTTTCCCGTGCCACACAGTACACGGCGGAAGAACCCAGCGCTTCTGACCGGGCGGCTGCGCGTAAGGCTGCCGCCCGGATGGCCCGCATGAAAGAGCTGGCTGACGAAGCCATCTCCAGACGTGATGAAGAATTTGGTGAAGCCGTCCGCATGGCCACGAACACCAGCCTTGGTGCCGCCTCGTGGTGGTTGAACTTCCAGAACGGCATATACACGAAGTTCGTGAATATTCGCGGCGGCTTCGCCAAGTGGGCCAGACTCTTTGCCGACCAGGCCGACCGCCCGACGCACGAGAATACGCTCTGGCGCATCTTTGACCAGACGCCCCAGAAAGTCCGCGCACTGAATCTGCTCATGCGCGACCGTGTTGCGAACTTCACGCAGTCGCTCGAACCCGTCGCCCGTCGTATCGGTTGGACCGGCAGCCTGGAAGACCTCACTCGTGTTATGGGCCACTATGCCGTGTGCAAGCACATCCCGGAGACCAACAATCTGCTGCTCGGTCGATGGATGGATGAGGCTGAGGACATCATGAGCAAGGGCCCTGATATGAACGGCAGGGACAAGAAGCGTCTGCGGGAGCTGGAGCGCAACATCGAACAGCTCGAAGACTTCATCGATGAGACCACAGACCTCCCCGAAGACCTCGTGTCCGCAGGCTACACCAATGGAGAGGCGCAGTTCGAGATGGACCGCATCCTGCGGGAGACCGGTCTCTCCAAAGAAGAAGCCGACGGCATCGCTGACGGCATCTCCGGTCTTTTCGATATGGTGCTGGAGGAACGCGTCAAGGCTGGCGTCGTCTCGCGAGAAGTGCTGGACAGCTTCCCGGACTTCGAACATTACGTCGCTATCAGAACCCGTGAAAGCAACCTGCTCGGCGTGTCGAACGACAGCACGGCGTACAACCCCGGGTCGTACTATGCCATCCAGGGGCGTTCGGCCCGTCCCGACAGCGCCTATGACACGCTGTTCTTCTACATCAACCGGGCGGCGACCGAAGTCGGCTCCCGGGAATTCGCCGTGAACATGTTCGCCGTTGCCGACCATCTGCTGGACACTGGCGCCATCGACGCTTCCGGTATCAAGACCTACGATTACGCCTCCCTCATGCGGATGTCGCACAGCACGAACCCCAAGCAACGTGCCATCGCCGACCAGCTCCTTACCGGCGGCGGCATCGTGGCCGATGTCCCGACACCTGATGCTTCCGGTGATACGGTCATCACGCGACGCTACCTGCGCTTCGACCCCAAGTGGTCCCATGCGGAATCCGGTCTTACCGGCGAAATGCTCAATAACGCCATGTCCAGTGATTACAAGCTGGGCAATGCCGGAGCAGCGGTGGAAGCCGCAGGACGTGTGACCAGTCTTGTCAGCCAGCTCAATACACGGTTTCTGGCTCTGTTCGCTCCGTTGTCCGGTTCTCGTGACGTGATGGAACGCGCATCCAACATGGTGAATCGTGACTACTACGCCGAAGACGGCACACGCATCAAAGGCAGCTCTCTGGCGGCGAAGCTGTTGATGAATACTCCGAGGGCCGCCAAGGCCCTGCTCGACAGTATGCGGGGTAAGCTTGATGAATCTAACCCCATGTACCAACGGCTGGATGAATTTCGTCGCGGCGGTCTGTTCCAAAAATATATCCAGGGACAGCGGTCTCCGGTCGAAGAATCCGGGACCGTCTCCGGTCTGCCGGATGCGTCCTCCAAATTGGAGAAGGCCATCGTCGGTTACGGAGGTCCGGGCGCGGCACGCTGGCTGAGAAGTCTCGGCACAGCGAAGAACCAGGTCATGCGGGTACTGGACGGCTGGAACGACTTTTTCCAGAATGCCGGAGCTTTTGCCCAATTCGTCACCCTGCGCGAAGCCGGAGTACCGGCGAGCCGTGCGGCCCGTGGCGTGCTGGAAATGATGAACCTGAGCCACCGTGGTGAACTGACGCCGTACCTGCGTGTCCTGATTCCCTATGTCGTCCCCACTGTGGAGTCTGGTGTGGCCATGGCCCGCACGCTGGGTCTCGGTGCGCGTACCCCCGGCGACATCCTCAAACAGGGGATGCGGGGATACATGGGCCTGCTGGCTGCTTATGGAGCGTATTCCGTGTTGTATCCTCTGGCCCGGGAATCCCTTGGCCGGGATGAAAACGGCAAGTATCGTATGGACGCCATGTCGCTGTCCGAACTGGTGCGCGGGCTGCCTATCGGCATGGGGTCCGACGGCGACTTCGTGCGCTTCCCTGTCGGGTTCGGCATACCGCAGATAGCCGCCATGATGGCCGTGGGACAGGAACGTGTGGCGAGCGGTCTCATGTCGCCGCAAGACCTGGCCTTCGACACGTTGTTCCTCGCGGTCAAGAATACCATGCCGGGCAACTGGCCCGACTATCGCTTCACGGAACACCCTGCCGATTACCTGGCGGCGTTTCTCTGCCCTCCGCCCCTGCGTCCCTTCGTCGATGTCGCCATCAACCGGTCGTACTTCGGACAGGAAATAACCCGCGAATCTCCCCAGGGTACGACGGCGCTGTCTTCCACCGGGCGAACGAACACCCCGGTCATCTGGCACAACATGGCGAAACGCCTCAACAGCGAGACCGGCATAGACTTCGCCCCCGAACAGTTGCGCTACATGGCGAAGAACATCCTCACCGGTCCCCTGCGCATGATTATGGGTGCCGTGGAAGATGAGGCCCTCTACAAAGGGTCGCAGAGCATGTCCGAATTTCGCGACATGCACCCGCTGCTGCGTGGTCTGGGCACGTCCACATGGTTCGGGAATGCCGGGAAGTCGAACCAGATTTTGTACTACAACGCCAAGGATGAATATGAATCCCGCATCCGGCGTTCCGGTGTGAAGATAACGTCGCCTGACCGCAGCGTCGATGCCAGAGCCTATCGTCAGGCACAACTGGAAAAGATAGGTTTCGCCCCGGAAGAGATTTCCGACTACCTGCTCATCTGGGAAACCGACAAGGCGTTGCGGAAGAACGGCACGGATTTCAACAAGGAATACAAGGACCGGTGGCTCTCGATGGAAGACTCGGAAGAACTGCGAACGGCGTTCGCCAACCTTGAACTTTCGTCCGCGAACCTATACGATGCAGCCGTGAACTCGTTGAACTATTACAGGACAAGGGGTTAGGATGATTCTGTCGCTCACCGAGGATGTCGCCCGCATCGGCATCCGCATCAAAGACTGGCGCAACAATCGCATCTTGCAGGACTGGCGCAATGTCATACTGACAATCATGCCCGGCCAGGCTGACAGCGATTGCACCTGCGGATGTCACACAGGCGGCAGTCCATGGTATCTGCACGGCTGCTGGCCGGGGCATCGCGTCGATGTCGATGTGGCGAATCCCGCACCGCCTGACTTTGCCCCCATCGTATGCAGGGCATTCTCCTGGGGGGAAGACGGTACGGTGGAATTCCATGTCCCCGATGTGTTCCGCACACTGCCGTGGGGACGCTACACAGGTGTGTTGCAGTATCACCCGGCACTCGACAGGCCGCTCGACTTCCGGGTTCTTCGTGACCTGCGCGATGCGCCGCGTCCTGCCGATTCTCCCTGCGTTCCCGACCTGAGTATCCACTCTCCGGCGCATATGCCGCCCATGCCGCTGTTTTGCGTTCTGGCGCGGTTCGATATAGACTATGGTCCTCGATGCAGTGAACATATTATCGACATGGCCCAGGTACAATTCATGCTTGGGACCTGTGACGAAGAGGTCTAAATGGCACGGCACGACATTCCCCGCAGTTGTGGTGAAGGCTATCACGTCAATCCCGTCATCGGCATCCCGCCCGGCGGGGTCGATGGACAGGCCCTCATCTTCGACAGTTCTTCGCCTTGCCTCCTGCGGTGGGGAGACCCGCTGAAAGGCGACAAGGGCAACACAGGCAACACAGGCAAGGTGGGGCCCAAGGGGGAACCCGGTTCCCCCGGCAAGCAGGGCCTTACTGGCCCTCCCGGCCCTCCCGGCCCTCCCGGCCATCCCGGCCCTCCCGGCAAAGCAGGGCAGCAGGGCGAGCCCGGCAAGCGCGGGCTGCGTGGTCTCCCCGGTCCGAAGGGGGAACCCGGCCCGCCCGGCGAGCAGGGCGAGACCGGTGAACAGGGCCCGCCCGGACGACCCGGGGCCACCGGCAGACCGGGTATCCCAGGCAAGCAGGGCCCTCCCGGCCCTCCCGGCACGAGTGACCACCGTATGCTGTCCAACCTCGACTACGCCCGCAGTGGGCATATCGGGTTTGCCTCCCAGGAAGCCCTGGACAAACTCGAAAAGCGTATCGCCGAGTTGGAACGCAGGCTCGATAACATCTAAGCAGGGGAACTTCCGCATGTTCAAGAACAAGTATTTCACCACCTTCCTGACACGCAAGCTCGAAGCCGGCGACCTCGACCTGCCTATCGTCGAGAAGGCCAAGGCTGACCTTCTCGACCTGCTCAGTGGTGAAGACGACTACACCTACCTGTCCATCGTCGGCGACACCGACATGGAGACCGTGAAGGTGCGGAACGACCACGGCACCCTGCTGCTGGAACGCGGTATCGGAGGCACCAAGCCCCAGACGTTCACCTATGGCGCCTGTATCCGCACGGTTTCTCCCACCATCATCGCCGCTATCAAAGACCTCGTGTGCAATTATGTCTGCTGCGAAGGTCCGTGCGAATGCGAACCTGTGGAAGTCGGGGGTTATGCGCTCCCGGATTGCACGAAGGGCCAGCCGTGGACGGGGCATGTGGCGTTCCAGGGTTCGATGCCTATGACCCTGGGGGCGAACGGCGCCCCTGCCTGGATGAAGGTCGAGACCAAGGCCAACACGGTCACGCTGTCCGGCACACCGAACGTCTCGGGACAGTTCTCCATGAGCGTGTGCGCCACGAACTGCAACGGCACGGCTGTGAGCAGTATCCCCATCACCATCACCATCGCCGAATAGACCTTTCCGGCATCCTGGGTTTTGCCTCCCGTTTCTCCCCGGATGCCGGATACAAAAAAGCCCCCTCATATCGACACTCCGCCCGCATTGGTCGATATGAGGGGGCTTCACGTTTCTGTCTATGCCTGCTGTTCTTCTCTGTGATTGCCATCAGCTTCCGATAACCACGGCACCTCTCGCAGCAGCGTATTCACTGAACCCAAAGTTGGGTGCAGTGAAAGATTCCGAACGGTTTAGTTCATCTTGCGATATTTCCCCAGCAGGTTGTGGTCCTGCTTGAGGGCCAGCCGGAGCGCCTCGATGACTTCCACATGGTGAATCTTGATGGTGCCGTATTGGCTGTCTTCCTTGATGCGCGGGGAGAGGCCCATCCTTTCCCCAAGCTGCGAGAGCTTGCGTCCCACCTGCGAGTACATGCCTGCGGACTCGTGGAACACCTCCAGCAGCCACGGGATGGCTTTCACCTGCTTGTAGTGCTTCCCCTCACCCAGCTTGTCGGCCAGAGCGTCGCGCTGGCGAATGGCTGCGGATGCCGTGGCCATGCTGGTAGCTTCGCGTCGGCTGCCTATCTCGGCCTTGGTTCGCTTGTAGTAGTCCCGCTGCTCAAGGGCGAGCTGCTTCTCTTCTTCGATGTCGGCAATCATACGCAGGGCGTCGGGGAAGGATTTCGGGACGCGGGGGAGATTCCACTGTCCATAGCCGCCGGTCTTGCGGATGCTGGGCAGGACCTCGTCGCAGAGCCAGCGACGAAACTGTTTTGCAGATTCCAGATGAGAACCGAAAATCAAGGCATACACGTCTTCTTCCGGGATGATTTTCATGGGCGTAGCGGTGGCCGTCATTTCAACGCCCCTGAAATCTTTGGCTTTTTCGCAATGCGTGCGAATAGCTTGAGTCGTATCCACATACCCAAGCGCGCTGGCCACGTCCCGTGCCACGAACCAGGGTTCACCGTTCACATCCACGACGCGCACGGCGCCGAACTCGGAATTCTCGAAAATCTTCATGTCGTTCATAGACTGCCCTCCTTTGGAGCACGGTTAGAAGTGTTTGCAGATGACGTAGAGCGACGAAGCCAGGTGTTACAGGACTTTCACATTGGCCGTGGCCTCAAGGGCCGGGGCATCCTTGATGTCGAAGCCGAGCCGCTTCACACTCGTGGCGTCAAGCCTGTAGCAGCGTGTATTGGGGAGCTGCATCCAACCGATGTTCTCACCAAAATTCCTGGTGGTATCCTTGGCCGTGATGCCCCTGTCTTCGAGCCGCTTCCAGAGATTGGAAGGTGAATGCTTCTGGGTCTTGAGCCACTTGTGCAGGTCGGAACGCGAGATGTACAACTCCTGCGTCGCCAGCACGGCCCGCATGGTGATGTCCCTGTTGTTGGGCAGACTCACGACATACTTGTCAGGTACTCCATGCGGCTGCTCGGGCATGGTCTTGTCACGATGGTTGGCCCTGACCACCAGCATGTTGAGCTGGCGCTCCATGAGGTACGTCGTCAGCATATGCACGGGGTCGGACGTATTCGCTTCGGTGCTGCGGCGGTTATGCGGCACGAAGACATTGACGACCCAGTTCTCCAGCGCATCCATGTCGTAGTCCAGCAGACCATACTCCACAGCCCAGCGCCCCGCCTTCATCGCCATCGCCAAAGGATAGCTCAGGAAGCGTTCCGAGTTGTCGAAGCCATACTTGCGACACCACGTCTCCACCTGCTGCGTAAGCGTCGCCAGCCGGTCTCTGTGCTTCAAGACCTGGTAGATGAACTCAGGCCCGGCGAGGCCGTAGTTCGACTTGCAGGCGTCCATGCACGCGTGGATGTATTCCTGTACCTCCGGCTTGCCAGCGTAGGAGGGGAAGTCGCACTCATATTCCATCACGCGCACGATACTGGCCTCCGAATCCCCGGCATGGCGGGCCACGGCTTCCTTGATGCACTTGTTCGATGTGATGAACGTGACCGTAGACCACGAACCGGTATCGACCATCTCGGCACCGTTGCTCTTGAGCTTCTGCTTCTCCTGATTGCCCATGAGGCTGTAGGCGAGGGCATAGAGGTCTTCGTCTTTCATGTCCGAAAGTTCGTCCATGTAGACGGGCAGGTTGTTCAGCACGGCCATCTTCCGCATCCGCATGACGGCAGAGGAATTGCGCTGCACGAACTGCTCTTCTGGATGCCCCCAAATGGATGCAGCAGAGCACAATACCTGCGACTTGCCCTTGCCGGATGTGGTGCTCCACAAAGAGTATGCGGCGGAACGCACGACGCCGGGGCCGTAGTGCATGAGCGGAGCCGCGAAGGACAGACACATGGCGAGCTGGGCAGCAGGCTGGTTGAGGATGCGGTACATCTGCGGGACGTACTTCCACTTGTCGAGGTCGCCCTTGACGGACAGCTCCTTCTTCGCCAGCTTTTCAGCCGAGCCTTTGTACACCATGTCGTGGATGCCGGTATCCGTGATGACACCATGCCCCACGCCGAAACCCAACGTGGGCTGCTTCGTCACAGGGTCGGCAATATCCGTCCATCCGAACACATCACGCGTCTGAATCTCCGTACTATGCCCGTTCTCCAAAACACTGCGAAGATAGCTGTTCATAAAACTCGCAAATATTTTAGGTGTGTACATGTCCAGGTTACACGAGAGGATGTTGGAAGAGTTGAGCGCGGCCATAAGGCTCTGATTGCTCGCCAGCGTAGAAGCGGGCAGGCGCATCAGTTCGACGGCACCATGCTTGTGCCGCACTTCGAACCAGTGCGAACGCTCGGAAACACCATTCGTGTAGGTCCATTCCGACTTGATGTAATAAATTTGGGATGTGGTGAGGATATGGTCCGTCGTCACCCAGGAACCATCATCCTGCTTCTCCGACTTGTGCCAGATGCATCCTCTGTCATCCACGCTGTAGCGCTTGCTGCGGAACCCGACGCGCGGGTGGTCGAAGACTTCCGGGATGACAAGACGCTGCACCGGCTGGGCCGCGGGCTGGGCCACGGGCTGCTGCACCGGCTGGGCCACTGGCTGGGCCACGGGCTGCTGCACCGGCTGGACCGGCTGCACCGGCTGAGGCATGGGCTGCTGCACCGGCTGGGGCACGGGCTGCTTTACGAATGTCTCACCGGCATTTTGCGACTTCCGCCACAACTGCACGGGAGAGGTGATTTTCCCCCAGTGCGGGCAGGCCGGACACACGCCCGGATTCAAATTGTTGAAACGGTCGCACCGGGCGGGAGCGTCATCGGGGGCATGGTCGAACTTCGCGTCACAGTCCGCAGGATTGTAGCGTTCCTTGTCCAGAGCCGATACGGCATGGGCCCACTCCCTGCCGTCCACACAGCGCTTGAACACGGACATGGCGGCATACCAGTGCGGCTCTTGCCCCTTGCCGGAGAAGAGCATCTGACGGCAGCCGCGCACTATGGGTTCGGACTTCGCCACCGGAGCGGAAGACGTGAACCCCATGTCGTCGGAGAACAGCGCATTGCCGGTCAATGCCGCAGGCTGCGGCGTCTGCGCGATGTTCTGGGGAACAGCAGGCTTCAGCTCCGCCTTGAGCTTGATGATGGCATCAGGATGTTTCTCCGCCATGGAAGTCAGCATGACTTCCACGAACTTGTGCGGCTCCCATACCCAGCCGGTCTCCTTCACCACGGACACGGTGTTGCCGGTGCCTTGATGGATGGTGCCGGGAAGACGCAACACACGCGCCGGGTCTTTGGTGCAAGCCGGGTCTGCCCAGAGGTCGAAAGCGGCACATTCCTTTTCCAGCATGAGAGCGATGCGGCGCCACCAGGCGACCGGCACAGGCTCGGACAGGGCCCAATAGACATGCAGACCCTTGCCGGAATGGATAATCCACGAAGGATTGAGACCCGTCTCGCGCACGAAACGGTTCAAACAAAAAGCTGCAAACTGGATGGTAGGGTAGGAGATGCCTTGCTTGCCGACATCGAGGTCGACCCAGAAGGCTTTGAGGGTACGCGCATTCACCTGCTTGCGCCCTGCCGCGCCATCAGCGAAAGAAGCGAGGGCAAAGTAGGCGTTGTAGCCTTGCGCCGACAGGGAAAATCCTTCGGAGATTATGTCGTCGATGCCGGGACAAGGGCTCTGCCGACGGGAACCGTCTTTGATACCCAAAGAAAAATAGGTGGGGAAACTGAAAGAGTCTTCGCGGGGAGGAAGCGGGGGGAGCAGACTGGAAAGAAAACGTCTCGTTTGCTGAAGCATACGCTGTGTCCTATGAAAAGAAGGTTTTCAGGGAGGAGGGAATCTCAGTAGAACCACCATTCAGTCTGGGCGGACACGAGGGTGCTTCAAGCCCTCATAAATCCAGACTTCCCTCGATTCCCGCCTCCGTGAAAACCTTCTTGCTCAGGTTGAGGCTCCATGAGGTGGCTGGTTGACCACCTCATGGAGCCTGTATAGCCGTCTACGAGTTCTTTGTCAACTAGTAACCGGCGACATCTGCCAAAATTCCGCTGAGAGCATCAGACGCTTCCTTGCTCACATTGGTCTGAGCCGGAGCCGGGGCCGGAGCAGGGGCCTGAACAGGGGCCTGAACAGGGGCCGGAGCCGGAGCCGGGGCCGGAGCAGGGGCCTGAACAGGGGCCGGAGCCGGAGCCGGGGCCGGAGCAGGGGCCTGAACAGGGGCCTGAACAGGGGCCGGAGCCGGAGCCGGAGCCGGGGCCGGAGCAGGGGCACCATCCAGCACAGCCGCAGCGCGGGACAGCATGTCATTCATACCGGCAGGGGCGGGCTGCTGCACCGGCTGGACCACGGGCTGCTGCACCGGCTGGACCACGGGCTGCTGCACCGGCTGAGCCACGGGCTGCTGCACAGGCTGAGGCGCGGGCTGCTGCACCGGCTGGGGCACGGGCTGCTGCACCGGCTGGGCCACGGGCTGCTGCACGGGCTGCTGCACCGGCTGGGCCACGGGCTGCTGCACGGGCTGCACACTGCTGGCGATATTGACCGCAGCGGGGGCAGGCTGGATGACCCCGGCACCATTGGGGGAGTAGGTCAGGATTTCGTTGACCTGAAGCATTTCCGCGACACGCTCCGTACTGGCCATCTGGATGACAGCCGTGTAAGTCTGGCTGTCAAGGTAGGACGGATTGCCGTTCGGGTCAAGGTTGGGGCGGAACAACATGACGCCGGAGACGGGGCTCTGCGGGTCAAGGATAATCTGGGTCACGAACATGGCCGGGTTGCAGCGGAAGACGCCGGGCTGGCTGTGACGGTCACAGAAGCCCTTGATGCCGCCCCAGCGGTAGCTGTTGCTGCGCGGGTCGGAGTTGCCGTAGAGGCTGGTGCTGGTGATGTCCAGGACGACGGGGCGTTCGAGGTCGAGGTAGAACTGCCCGTTCTGGTTGGTCATGAGGGCCCACACGGTACGGCGGGCGATACGGAACCCCCAGCGCTCCTGCCCGTTGACGCTCACCTTCTGGTGGTATTCGGCAGGGAGCGCGTCGGGGAACGTGTCGGCAGTGGGCATCATCCACACGAGGTCAGGGCGGGACGGCTCCTGCCCGGGGGCGTACTGCCGGGCATACCACGAAGCGTAGTTGCAGGGCGCCACACCAAGCAGGACACCGAAGACCTGGCCGTTGGGGATGTCGATTTCCTGGCGGTTCTCGATGAGCTTGAAGCTCATCTTCCCCGGCTTGAGGATGCGCAGTCCGGCGCCGAAGCCGGAGAAAGCATTGTCCATCAGGGCATCGACGAAGCCGGAGAACTGCTCATCGGCGAGCATGGGGGGCTGGTTATTGACGACGACAGGAACAAAATTGTTCTCACTCATGGTTCTTCTCCTTGGTGAAATTGAGAGAGGGTTCCGACACACGGCGAAGGCCGCATGACACGATGTAATTGTCAAAGGCATCACCTTCGAGACCGGCTCGCTCCGCACGTTCTTCGAAGTTGCGTGCGGCGACACGCTGCTGCAACAGCAGCCCGTCACTCAAAGCAAAGCCCTGTTCGGCATTCTCGACCATGCCGCGCAGCACGGCGTAAGCCAGCGCTTCCTTGTCCGCTATCTCGTAACGGACCTTTTCCTTGACCACGAGACGGCCCACGCCGTCTATCTTCATGGACGACGACCCGGCAGCAGCGAGTTCCAGCAGGATGCTGCGTTCGAGTTCCTTTTCCTGCTCCATGATGTCGGCAAGATTATCTTGGAGAGCCTTCTTCTTTGCCCGAATTTCGGACAATTCGGACGCCATATTGCGTATAGTCTTCGACATGGTATTCTCCTTCGGCGCGTTCAAGCCATGCGATGAAGTCTTCTTTCTTGTAGTAAATCCTGGAACGCATTTTAGTGCAAACAGGACCGGTGCCTCTGTATTCCAACATCTCCAATTGCCTGCGGGTGATGATGCCCTGGGTGAATTTCTCGACATCCTTGCGGGCGAAGAAAGGCGGCAGGACATCCCGCAGATAGTCGATGAGTTCCTGTGAGTTTACTCTCATGGTGCTGTCTCCATAAAATGGATATACCTACATAGGTCTGTTGTCAATCATTTCCTTTGACGAAAGCCTCGAACAGCCCGGCGATGTCCATGGCTTCCGAGTGTCCGGCCTGGAGCCTGCGCAGTATGCGGCGTTCATCTTGCGAGGCGACGATGTGGATGATGTTGATGTTGTCCGCCTTCTGCCGCACGGAACTCAGACGTTCCAGCGCCTGCGTGTAGGCAAAGCCCCCGAGCAGCAACGGGTTCGCAAATATCATGGTGTCGGCTGCCGACAGCTCGGTGCCGAAACCTACCGTCGTCGGATGACATACCAGCACATGGGGGTCCTTGGTATTCTGGAAGTCCGACAGGATGACGGCACGCTTTTGCCCTGTGACGCTGCCGTCTATGTATGCCGTCGTGTACCCTGCGGCCTCAATCTCTTTGGTGAGCATACGCACACCGGCGATGTAGGAGCAGAAGACGACGACCTTACGATTCGTCTCGGCGATGGCATCGAGTATCACCTGCGTCCGTGGAGCATGGTCGAGTTCGATGGCCTTGCCGTCACCGCCCTTGATGACCCCGAGGTATATCTGCATGAGCCGCTGGAGCAGCACCCCGCCATTGGCCGCCGTGATGACTTCACCATTGGCCATGATGGTCAGGGCATCCACCCGCAGCTTGTCACGATGCCGCTCCTGTTCCCTGGTGAGTTCACAGCTCCGCACCTGTTCCGTGACGGGCGGCAAGTCGAGGACTTCGGACTTCTTGAACCTGATTGCGGGCTGCATCGTGTTGAATATGGTCTGGCTCGCACTGGCCCGCGTGTCCTTCTGCCACGGCAGGGCACCCCATTTGAACATCACGAGGTCCCTCCACGCCGTCTTGGTCGTCACAGGCAGGCGCGTCGGCGTGACGCATTTGACCATGCCGTACACCGCTTCGGGGTCATCAGCGGGAGACCCGGTCATGCCGACGACGCGCAAGTCCGTGCGCACGCGCTGGCATAACTTCTGGATGGCCTTGCTCCGCTTGCTCTCCGGGTTCCCGAGATGCGTCAGTTCGTCGATGATGACGGCACCGATACGGGCATCCCTGACGGCTTCCTGGAAGGCTTTGTCGTCGAGACGTACCGACTCGTAATTGGTGACATAGAAGTCAGCCGGGCGCTTGAGGTCGGCGGCACGCGTCGGGCCGTGTATTATCTGCACGATGGCGTTGGGGAGCGTCTCCCTGATACCGCTGGCCCAGACACTGTGGATGGTGGTGTATGTCGTGATGATGAGGACGCCGCCGGTCAATGCCCGATGCCGCTGAAGGTAGTCCATGGCCAGGATGATGCTGCCTGTCTTGCCCAGCCTGGGCTCAGACAGGACATAGCTCTTGTCGTACAAAGTCAGGAAGGCAGCGGTGAGCAACTGGTGCTTGAGCGGCGTGAACTTCCCTTCGACAAGGGGAGTGTCCGTGGCATGATACATGGGCGAAGCACCTACGGTGTCGATACCAACGTTTTGCAGGATACGACAGCCTTCCTCCGTCCAGGGGAGCTGGACAAGCAATGCTCCGCCCGGCCTGTCCATCATCGCTATGGGGAAGGTCGAGATGGTGTTGAGTTTTTTCATGTGAGCCACGCTCACAGGGTCAGTCACCTCGGCCACCATCTGACCTTCCTCCGGGAAAACGACGACGTTGTTGCCGAACTTGAACATGGTGCTGTTACTCCTTCGGCGCAGCGGCGTGGATCTTGGCCAGCGGCAGGACGGCAGGGACGGTGATGCACTTCTCCAGCGGCCAGCCTTCGGCCATACGCTTGCGGACAGCCTGCGCGGAGATGCCGTGTTCAGCCATGGTGGCAAGCACGGTCTCGATGTCGGCGTCAGGGAAGCGATACAGGACGGCAGCCTCGAAGCTCTTGCCCTGCCGGGCGGCACGCTCCGGGTCCCACCCGCGTGAGATGCGGATGTTGAACTGCGCCTTGGTGATGCCGGACTGCTTGAGCCATTCCGTGATGGGCATACCATAACGCTTGTCGAGGTCCACGGACTGGGCCTTTCTCGGTATCTTCAACGCATCTTCCATGGACCAGCCGGAGGCCAGACGGTTGCGCAGCGTGATGTATTTGATACCGTGCGCCCGCGCCAGCTCTCGCAGGTTCGTCACACTGCGCCCGTCAGGGGCCGTGTACGTCGCACTCGCCGTATGCGGCGCGGTGAAACTTTCTTCGATGGATTTCTCGTTACGCAGCCTGGCCATGATGATTCGGGGCGGGATGCCGTATTCTACAGCGAGCTGCTGCAAGGTTTTGGATGTGTCAATCATATTACTTCCTCCATGTATTCCGGGAGACTTTCCACGTTGTGTTCGTTGATGATGAGCGTGGCCCCTCCAGCCTCCCGTATGCGGGCCATCTCATACTCCTGCAATGCCGTGGTCTTCCCCTTCCCTGCTTTCGTCTCGATGGAAAAGAACTTCCCTTTGTGGCAGACAAGAAAATCGGGGACGCCACGCTTCCCGAAGGCCGTGCCCAGGGGCATGGCGTACCATGCCCCCAGGCTGGTGAGGATGCTTTTGACCCTCGATTTCACCTTGCCTTCAGGTGTCACGAGAACAACCTCTTTTATATCTCATTCCGGTTCACCTCATGCATTTGGGGGTATTGTTGAAGTCGCACCACCGGCAGAACTTATTGGACGTGGGAGGGAAATGATTGTTCTTGAGCGCCTGCTCCATGTCTCCGAGCAGCTCCAGGACATCCTGTACCGGGGCCAGGCCGTTGCGGAAGTCGATGATGCCGTCGACTTCTTCGCCGCTGTCCACATACCAGTAGGCATAGCGAACCGCCGCACGCTGATACAGGATGTGCGTGAGCAGGCATTCCACCCTGAGCTGGAAGTCGTCGATGTCCCACTTCTTCCCCGTCTTGATGTCGATAAGCAGGGCGGGTTCGGCTGCATCGGCAGGGAGGACCAGGGCATCCGCCCGGGCCCGGATACGCGCATCGTCATCCCACCAGCCGGTCTTGCCGCCGTTCGCGTTCAGGACAAGCTCGTGCTCGGTATACAGGGAAGCCCCCTGCGACATGAGCCGACGAACTTCTCCGACACAATCACGCACGAAGTCCACGTCGATGACGGCATCCCAGGAAACATCATCACTCCAGCCGTAATGGAGTCTGCGCTGGATGGCCGTATGGATGGTCTGCCCACGGGACTTGGAACCGCTGGCTTTCCATTTGATTTCCTTGCTTATGGACTGCCCCCAGAACCGCAACGGGCAATCCCTGAAGGTCTGCATGTTGCTTGGGGAGTAAACGAAAGGCATGTGCTGTCCTCCTAGACGATTTCGAATGTCGTCCCTATCTCCGCTTCGCACGCCACAGGCAAACCCTTGAGAGCAGGCGGGACCATGGACATGTAGTGGAGCATCTGCTGCTTCACATGTTCGCCCTGCTCTTCCGGCACGACAGATGCCCAGGCGTCGTGGATGTTGCAGGCCAGCTTGATTCCGGCCTCATCCATCCGACAACCTTGATACATAATAACGTCAACGAAGGAAAGACCCTGGACAAGATTATTTGTGAAGGCCCCCCCATATATATGGGTAGGAATTTTGGAAGCCCCCTTGTGTGTATCATAGACGAACTGCCACCGCCCCCTGTCGTTACGCTCGGCACGCAGGCCGGGGTAGCGCAGGATGTAGCCGCTCGGGAACCGGACAGACGGCACACACAGGTCGGTCCTGGGACCCACCGGCATGATGCCGAAGGTGTAGATGTCGTTGTTGGGACCGCCGAAGGTGCCGGATTCGCCACGCAGCATGGCCTCCAGAACATTCTCCGCCGTCTTCCAGAAGGCGACGATGTTGGGGTGTGCAGCCCGATAGATGCCGTGGGCATAACGGGCCAGCTCATGATGACGGTCGAGGTCTTCATGCAGGTGTATACCCTGCCGTAGTAGTGTATTGCTATACTTATGGTGTCCTACGCCGTATCCACAATTATGCACCATCAGTACCGTCCCCCCCTGACGTACCAGGAAACGGTTGTTCGGGCCACAGTTCTTCAGGTCGTACACCTTTTGTATGCAACTGGTATTGGACGGCACCGATACACCACGCAAGCAAGGCTTTATTTTTTCTGATATGGTCGAGCTTTTGCTGCAAGTCCCCTGCGACGTCTTCAATGCCTCGACGGCCCATTGTTTGGCCGATTTCAGATACTGGGGTTCGACCAGTAATTCGGCAGCCATTCTCCAAGAGGAACCGTCGAACACCAAGTGGTCTGGAGTCATGTCTATCCCAGCCACGTTGATGGTATTCCTCCAGCCATTGCAACTAAGTCCTTCGTGTTGCACCCATGATACGCCATCCCAAACTTTATCGTTAACAGATACCGTATCAATACGTTTCCACCCCGTATTTGTTAATACCTCCACCGTACCCGCAAGACACGACAGGATACCGGTTTTCCCAGTATTACGGTACATCTTCATCTTCTTGTCGCCCGCCTTGGCCCCGGCCTTGATGTCCTGCCACGGCACACCGAAGATGGTCTCGGCCAGTTCCGAATACGGGTCACGACCTTCGCGGAACTGTGTGAGCAGCCCGACCTCGTTGGCCACGAAGGCCAGTTCTCGTGCTTCAATCTGGGCAGAGTCGCAGGCCACGACGACCTGCCCTTCCGGGACCTTGATGGCTTGCCGGAGTTTGCGCTTGGAAGGGTCCCGCTTGCTCAGGTTCTGGAACTGGAGCTTGTCGGTCTTCGTCCCGGCGTCGGCGGAGGCCCCGGCGGAGTACCGCCCCGTATGTGCCAGCCACGCCCCGAGCATGATGGGCAGGGGTTTGTGCATCCGGGCAAACTTGAGCAGGGTCTCCGCACGGCTCCGGTCGATGCTGCTGTTGAGCTGCAACCGGGTGCGCACGAGAAGCGCGACACGCTGGTCGGGATGGTCTTGCATGAGGACGAAGTCCACGTCGGTCTTGCTGAAGGCATAGGTCATCACAGGCTGCATGTTCTCCAGCTCTTCCGCAGCTCCGGGTATCCCGGCGTCGGCAGCAAGCTGGAGCTTTTCCCTCTTGGTCTTGGTCTTCGCCGCGCTCTCTTTGAGCGGGGGCTCGATACCCAGGGAACGCAGCATGTCGGCGAACTTGTCAGCCGAACGCAGAGCGGCCAGCATGTCGGCATTGGACTGGAACGAGAACATGGCCATGAGTTCTTGCCGCGCCTTGTCCGCAGCGGCATCGAGGTCGGACAGATATTCCAGCAGCAGGTCTTCATCCAGCACGAACGAAGGCTCCGTGGCCATGCGGGCCGTGATGGACATGAAGCGCAGGGCATCAGGCGTCATGTAAGGCAGCATGGCCTGTGCGTTTTGGTAGCATTGCCCGGCGTCGTCTTTGCAATACTGGATGAAGAACATCCGCTCTTCCGGCGTGAAGTCGTCCGGCCATTGCTTGTGGTCACTGACGACCGTACCGGCAGCCTTGTGGCCGTTGCCGAGGAACTCGGTGAGGGCGGCATGGCTCTCACGACACACACGGGACAAGCCTGTCCACCGCATCATGGCGATGGTGTCCCATATTTGACGGGGATGGAAGTCGAAGAACTCCGACAGGATGAGACTGTCGAAGCCGTGCATGTTGTGCCCGCACCAGGCAACGTCATGCGTATCCAGATTTTTGAGCGTCGTTCGCAGACGCTCGTGTTCGACGACGGAACAGTCTACGCAATACGAGCCGTTGGACAGGGTAAAGGCGCAAAGCTGCGGGACGAAGTTTTCGTTGCGGACATACTCGATGGGACCCATCTTCGACAGCGTGTACGTCTTGCTGTCCCAATATGTCTCGAAGTCTATGACGACAAGTGTGCTTTCAGCCACGGTGCATCTCCAATGGGAGGGGCTGCCGCCCCTCCCCGTATACATGTTAGACGAAGTATTCCTGATAGGCGGGATTCTGCACAGGGAACTTTCCGTTGACCTGCTTGCGCTGCTCCGGCGTCATCTCGGTGACGAATTTGATGAACCCCTCCGACAGAAGAGACATGTTCGCAGCATCACCGATGTTGTCATTCATCGTGCGCATGGCATACAGGGCAAGGCCGATGTTGTTGCCCGTGAGCGGCCATCCATCGATGCTCAACGGCACGAACTCATCCTGTTCGCTGTCGTAGGTATACAGCAGCGACCCGTCCGACAGCGCAGGGTCGGCAGGCTGAGGCACGGGTGCAGGGTCGGCAGGCTGAGGCACGGGTGCAGGGTCGGCAGGCTGAGGCACGGGTGCCGGAGCTTCATCGGCCTTCTTCTTGCGCGGCGCACGCTTCTTCGGAGCCGCAGCCTTCAGCGCTTCGACTTCTTCCTGGAGCGCCTGGACATCGGCGTTCAGCGTCTTGATGCGGTTGTTCATCTTGGGCAAGATGATTTTGAGGATGACCTCGATGGGAGGCATGTTCTGTACGTCTTCTTGGATACTCATTCTATACCCTCCTTATGGATTCGGCTCGTTATCTGACATTTTATAGGTGCTGTCAAGCCCGCTCCACATGACGGCGAGGGCCGCATCCAGGATTTCACCTTCATCCTCCGACACGTCCATCGCCATCCGGGCACGAGCCATCCAGCGTGCCGCCGTTTCACGACGCTCCAGGATGAAGTCATCGTTATGTTGCCGGAACAGTTTCCAGAAACGCTGTTTCAACATCTTTCCTCCAGCTTCCGCACCGTGGCTTTGAAGTTTTTCAGCTTCCTCGACAGCTTCCCTTCCTTGCTGCTGGTAGCCATGTTGACGATGGAGCCATTGTCATGCTGCAACTTGATATGCTTGTTATGGCTGACGATTTTCCATCCCCGCCCAAGCATGTCCTTGATGAAGCTGTTCACGTCCTTGTTGGTGTTATACTTCATAGGCCCGCACCATCCCCTTGCGGAGCATATCACACATACCCCCGGCCAAGTCGTTGATACTGTTGACGATGATGCTATGGTCGCTGTCCATGAAGGTATTGATGGCCTTCGTCTGCAACCCGATGCCGTAGACCTCGATGCCGGAACGCTTCGCCAGGTCGAGCGCCATGGTCACAGACCCGACATTATCCGGGAACCCGTCGGTAAAGAACAGGATGATGCGACGCACGTCAGGGCCGTCGGAGAACTGCGACGTAAGTTCGACAAGCGACGGTCCAAGCGGCGTACCTCCGACGGCAGACAGGATGACTTCCTGTACGGGGTCGCCATAGTCAGACATGACGAACATTTCTCCGTTGGAGAACCCGCTCAGGGAAGACTTGACCCCCGGCAGGGCCCGCAGCGCCTTGAGACAACCGAGAGCCATGCACTGCGCCATTTCATTGTTGTTGCTCTTGCCGTATTCATTCATACTCATGCTGCCGCTGGCGTCGAACAGCAGAGCTACCTCCGTGACACGCCGCAACCGCTGCACTTTTTTGGAAAAAATCCTCCCGTCCCCGACGGATGCCCGATGCAGCACACGCGCATCGAGACGGGCGCCGCACATGCCGGTGCTGTGTCGTACCAGCGTCATGGTCTGCAACACGTCGGCAAGCCTGCCGTAAAGGTTGTACATCACAACGTCCATGTCGCCACGTTGTTCAGGATTCAACGTATGTACATAACTGTGGTCGGTGATATACACACGCTTGCCGTCGGCCAGAGCATCCATCATGGCCTTATTGCGCAGCGTGTCCATTAGTCTCTCCGCAGTATGCGTGAACATGGAATCCACTAACGTCATGTCTTCATCGGAGATTTGGTTGTCGTTCTCAAGCGCATCCGTCATATCCTGCACAGCATCCAGGAAACGCTTACGGATATTACCCTCATCATCCTGTTGCAGTTTATACAAATCAGACGCCATATCGGAAACAGCCTTGGCACTGATAGCCACAGACTTCTTCCCCGAAGCCGTCCCATCGTCTGAGGAATTGCTGGTGTTACCATCCGGGGAATCACCGGTGGCACCGGAAGATGTCCTGTTGCTGTTGATATTCTGCGTCGTGTTCGTATGGTCTTCGAGGACTTCGATGACGATACGGATAAACTCACGGGCAGCACGCTCCACGCTCCAATCCTGCCTGAATATGTCACCGATGCCCCATACCGCGTCCAGATGACGGGTGTATTCTGCGTAGTCATCAACCTGAACATCGGCCTTCAGGTCGTCATACAAGAGCTGTGCGGACTCTTCCAGCGCCGGATTGATAAGCGACCTGACACGCATGAACAGGAGACTGTAGAGTCTTCCGGCCATACCGTCGCCCATCATCGTGCTCACGGAATAGCAGTCCTTGAACAGATGCTCGCTCAACTTGTTGAGGTTCGTTCTGGAGCCGGGGAAGTCGATACCCATGAGACGTTCGATACGCACGTCTTCGAGGATATTGATGACCATATTGGCATAATCCTTGAGAAAACATTGGAGCCCGACTAAGACCCCAAACTTGCGGTCCCTCTTGTAGTTCCTCAGACAGTCATCCACGACAGACTTTTGCAGGTCCGTGTATGTCTGGAAGTCCGTGAACTTGACGTGCCCGCACTCGTTGTCGATGAAGCCGCGCAGGTAGCGCCACTGTTCATCCGTCATGTATGGGGAGAAGGGGACTGACAGGACATAGCCGTCCTTGTCCTGTCTGCACCACGCCTCTGCCGTGAACCCGTCCGCTGCGGAGCAGGCCCCGGGCTGTATCTTGATTTTGTACTGTGCCGACAGCATCCGGCACAACAGCACAACGTCTACCATATTGTACATATGCGTCACCTCCTACATGAAGTCGGCAAGCAGGGCAGCGAGGCCGTCGTCGGCAGGGGTCTCCACGGGAGCAACAGGCTCAGGCGTCTCCACGGGTACCGCAGGCTCAGGCATGTCGAGGCCGTCCTTCTCGAAGTCATAGATGCGGGTCTCCTGCGTCACGGCAGCCACGGCCTCGGGCGTGGAGAGCCCGGTCAGGAAGGCACGCACGACAGCCACGTCGGTGCTGTTGACCACCATGCTGCGGAGCAGCCGGGCCAGATGCGCGAAGCCCGTGTGCACGAAGGACATATTGTCGCAGCGGTCGGCGAGGGTGTCGAGGCACGAGAAGGTCTTGCCGGTCACGGGCGTTGTGCGGTCGTCGCCGAACACCTGCTCCCGGATGCGGGCCATCTCGGCAGCGATGGTGGCGGCAGCCGTTGAGGGAGCCTTGGAAGTCGCATCCCGGGCATCGTGGTTCCCGGTCTGCACCTTGAGAACGTAGTACCTAAACGAGAACTTCTTCCCGATGGCCGTGCTGTCGGGCAAGGCGGCACGGATGATGCCCGCCCATTCAGGGAACTGCTTGAGCCAGTCTAACGCCCCGTCCTCATAAGTGGAGATGAAGGTGCCGACGCCGTATTCAAACTCTCCGCGCAGCCTGTCGAGCTCGACAGTCAGATCGTTGAGGACGCCGTTGTCCACCAGCCAGCCGCCCATGCAGCGCACACCGTACTGGTCGCAGATGCGGAACGCCCGGGTCTTCGCCGTGTTGAAGGGGCGCAACGCCTGCGGGTCGAAGATGCGCTTGGAACCCAGTGTCGCCAGCGTCTCGGGCGGCAGGTCGCCCACGGCGTCCGGGATGTCTTCGGGGGTAAGGCGGGCCTTGCCCGTCCAGATGGAGATGTCCAGCTTCAAGTATACGCAGTTGTCCATGTAGCTCACGTTGTTCTCGGACATGGTGCTTTCCTCCTAGTCGTTCCTGATGTTATGGGCCGCGGTCTTCATCGTGCACACGCACTCGCATATGGATACTGCCCGCGTCCCGTTGATTTCTTCGTTCCTGCCGGCGATGACGTTATGGACAAGCGGGACAAGCCTGTCCCACATCTTGAGGGGGATGTCGTTGAAGTGCACGTCCTTCGACGCCTTGATGCGGTCTTCACCGATATGTCTGCGCACGACTCCCGCAACATACGGCGTCACGAACTGGCCGTAATACTGGTGGAAGGCCATGATGCCGTCACCGTCACGGGAAAGGTCCAGATATTCCTTGTGTGTCATCGTCATACCCTCACATGCTGCACTTGATGTCCGCGATGGCCGACCATGCCGAGGCCATCATGCGCTGGATGATGCGCGTGCTGTTGTCGAACAGGAAATTTTCGGCCTGGGCCACGGTCATGCCCAGCCTATCGGCCACATCCTCAGACGTGATGACGGGCGGTCGCAGAGAGTATGTCGTCGGCGCAGGCTTGGCCGTCGTGTCCCTCCACTCCAGCCTGTGCACGGCGATGACGTTGAACTCGCTGCACAGGTCTCCCCTGTAGTCGGTGTCGCCCGTCTCTTCGACGCGCTTGAACCTGTAGTACGCCTCGGGCATGGCATCCAGGATATCCACGAGCACGTCGAGAGTGTCGTCTCCATACCACTTGACGTCACGCCAGCACAGCAGCCATTCGCTCGCGCTCTCGGCCTCTTCGTCAGCCCAGCCGAGGAACTCCAGCACGTCATCACGCATGTCCCTGTCCATCTTTTCAAGCTGCGCGTTGAGATATTCCATACCCTTGGCGTTCATCACCAGGGCCACATCACTGTAAATACCCATAGGTCAATCCTCCTTTATCCAATAGTCAGGTCTTCGGGGGCCAGCTCCAGATAGCGGCACAGGAACATATGCTCCGTGCAAGGGGCCAGCTCCGCATGGACCCGTTCGCGGGTCGCATCGTCCATGCAGCCGACCACGGCCTCCCAGAGGTCCTGGTCTTCAACAGCGGGCATGGCTTCATCGGCTGTCATCCATGTGACCCCGTTGTCCAGGCTTATCTTGCGCATGATGTCCTCCTTTTATTCAGCATGGTGCACGTCAGGCACGCCGGGAAGGCGGAGCTGGTAGGGACGCACGGCGTTGACGTAGCCGTACACGCCTTCGTCCGTCTTGATGGGGACGTTCGTCCCGCGCTCCTCGTACACCAGCGTGTACACCTCGCCGTTAAGCCAGGCATCATAGTCTTCGACGGCCTCATTCACGGCATCGAGCATGTCCTCCGGCGAACCGGCGAAGGCGAAGATGTCGATGTCCACGACGCCTATCTGCCACGCATCGGGGCCCGCCCCGGCGAACGGCGTCAAGCTGATGTGCACGGCACTGTGGTCCATGACGTAGAGCGGCAGGTGGGCATGGTTCGGCATGGGGGTCTGCGAACGGTGCCACGTCTGCTCATCGCCTATGCCGTACCTGTTCGGCGCGCATATGATACGGATGGCCGGGTGCGCGAACGTCCTCGGGTCGTCGGCGAATTCATCGGGACGGAACTCGACCTTGTGCCGCCTGGAATATTCTTCGTGATACTTGCTCATGACAGTCTCCTACTTGCTGATGTCGAATACACGCTGGACAAGCTCATCCAGCACACGCCTGCCGCCTTCCCCACACCTGTTGCCCAGCGCTCGCGTGAGCGCATAGGCCACAGGGGATTCACCTGCACGCGCCGCCTGCGGTCTGCACGCCTCCGTCCACGCCGCCCACCTGAGCAGCGTGCGGGTCGAGAAGGTCATGCCTTCGAGGGCCTGGGCCCTCGGCACATCACCGGGCAATGTCGACTGGTCGCGCACCATGCCCGCCAGCCGCACCATGCCCTTGCGCACATCATCCGGCAGCCCGGGGGCCCGCCGGGCAAGAAGGCGCAGCTCCGCGACTGCGGGCAGGAACGTGGCCTCCAGCACCACGAACCGGTCCATGAAGGCGGCATTGAGCCTGAGCGTGCCCTGATACCTGCCCGACATATCCCCATCGCCGAAGGTGTTCGCCGTCGCGACTAACCGGAACCCCGGATGGGGCACGACCGTCTCGCCCGTGTCCGGGATGCACAGGGGAGCGCCGTCCAGGACAGTGTTCAGCCCCGTCGCCGTGCCAGGGTCCAGCAAGTCCACTTCGTCTATGAGGAAGATGCCGCCATGCCGCATGGCCGAAGTGAGCGGACCGTCAACCCACACGGTCGCGCCATCCTTCAGGGCATGATGCCCCACAAGCTCCGGCGTCTCCAGCCTGCTGTGCCCCGTCACCTCATAGACAGGGTAGAGCAGACGGCTCGCCACCTGCCGGATGAGGCTCGACTTGCCGCAGCCGGTCGGACCGCCGATGTACAACGGCTCGGGCTTATCGCCGCACCACCACAGGAACACGTCACGACTCCATGCGGGGTATTCGTAATCGGCCACGCAGGCCGGAGCCAGCGGATGCACGGGGTCGCCGGTGAAACCGGGCACGAGCTTGCCCGACTTCTTGCCGGTGAAAATCTCACCAAAATCATAGAGGCAGTATTCCATGCTACACCTCCACCTCTTCACCCAGGTCATCCGGCACCCTGTCGCCATAGTGCCACACCCCATCCTTGCGGCGCCAGCGGGCGTCCCGGCCAAGGGCCTGCATGACGGCATTGAGCCGGGCAGCCGTCGTCATGGTGCCCCATCCGGCCATGGTCAGATGCAGCCCACGGGACTCGGAGTTCTCACCGATGACGGTGCCGTGCAACAGCAGCAGGGCACGGCAGCGGGAAGCCACGACTTCCGTGTTGCCCCGGCGGAAGGGACGGCGAGCGATGAACGCCTGCGCAGCCTCAGTGGAAATAACGCTGTTTGGTCTACACATGGTGCTTCTCCATATAGCCTGCCCAAGTGGCAGGGTCAGCAGGGTCAAGGTCAGGGTCGTCCCAGGACACAGGGACGATGAACGCGCCGGGACGCGCCAGACGCAAGGACTCAAGGTCCGGGAAAAAGTCGCCGGTCATGAGGTCGAGGAAGGGTCTACGCATGGCCGCACCTGTCATCATCATCATCGGGCATATAGCCTCGCGCCAGCAGCTCCAGCGGCACGGTAATGTCGTGGAAGGCGCCCGCTTCGATACCCAGACGGAGCAGACGGTCGCACATGCCCAGGATGAGGGCGCCTGTGACTTCCGGTTCGCCTTGCCCGGACAACAGCACCCCAGCATCGAAGGCGTCATCCGTGACGGTATCGGAGGGACCGCCCGAGACGGCACTCCAGCTCACCAGCACAAGCTCGTTGGTGGCCTCCCCCTTCGGCGTGGGGACGACACGGTGACACCGCTGCTCCTTCGCAGGGTCGATGTCCGCATGGCCCGTGACGGCAGAGAGGTCGCGGAAGACACCCTCCATCTTCTTGCGAATGTCAGACAGCTTCATAATTTTCTCCTGAAAGCCCGGCCCTTCTCAGGGCCGGGGTAAAGGTTAGACGTGGGAGACCTTGCGCCACGCAGTCAGCACCTGATTCACGGTAATGTTGTTACGCGGATGCTGCACGAGGTAAAGGTTGCCGTCGTGCCACTCGAACGCCACGACGAGGGGAAACCACGCCGCTTCTTCAAGCTGCTGCCAAATAGCAGCTTGGAGTTCTTCAGGCGTCACAGGGTTACAAGGGAGACTTGCCGGATACATCACTTCGGCAAGTCGCCATGCGGCACGTCCTTTTTGTGACGTACTCGCGTTAAAGAGACGATACAATTTCACTGCCATCTTACGTGTCCTCCCTCGACACTTTTTAGGGTTGAAAACTTTTGCGTGTAGGGTAAGAGTTGGAGAAGGTAAAGAGGGTTAAGAGGGTTACGCACAGAAGTTTGAAAGTTTTACGGCAATCTGGGATAAAACGGCCAAGATTGCGGAGAAGGTGGAGAAGGTGGAAAAAACATGCGCAAAAACAAAAAACGCTTAACATTCTCCATCTCA